TTAAATGTAGCGAGATTCCGGTTCATCGATAATAATAACCCTGCTGATATTTGTGAATTTATTAAGCATGACATTTGCTATTATTACCAATAACTGACGCTCGCCAGAAGATAAAATATCAATATCACATTTTTCAGTGTCTGGGCGAGCAACAACAAGCCTGCCAACAGTATTCACTTCAACCTTTTTTCTTGAATCAATCAAGAATGAGTTTATTGTGTTTAAGAAGTTATTTATAGGTCTGTACATTCTGGCTATTTTTTCATTATATTCGTCAATTACATCAAGGATGTCAGAAATTCTATCAATTTGAACTTTGTTAAGTAGCCAGTTTATATTAAGTCCATCACTGTTTTTTAATTCTTCAAATAGATCGCTCAAATTATCGAAAAACTTCTCAATATCTATCATTAATGATTTATCTAAGCTGCCGATTTTTTTTAACTGCTTCTGTGATTTCTTTTTTTTCTTTTGAGTATTTTTTGTTTATCCTCCCAAACAAGAGCGTGCCCATTGGAGAACATTTCATTATAACTGTTGAATTTAAAAGACGATTTTAAAATCCTGTCTCTAAGGTAAATAGCTTGTTTGTCTTCGAACTCTCTTATTTTTCTGTATTTATCTTGAATGATCATTTCTACAGATAATAATGCCTCCCCTAGACTCCCAGTAATTAATCTTTTCTTTGATGTTAGCATTTTTTTATGCATCAAAATATCATTTCTTCGAGAAAGTGTTGTTTCATAATCCAAATCAAAATCATCAAAGCCGAAGGTTTTTCTATCTAGTCCTAGAAACACAGGAGGGACTATGGATTTTATTTTTCTAAGTGTGGCATTAGCAGCTAAATCTCTATCAGCATGACTAAAAACTTTAACATCTCTATCGCTGCCAATAAATTCTTCTTTGACGAGTATAGGGATGATAAGTGCTTCTTCAATATCTGTATGCACTATCCTTATGTGCTGCCGATCTTTTCTTGAAACTATTTTATATTTCTCGTTTCTGTTGGTATATGTGAGAATTATCTGTTCGTATGGAATTGCTAGCAACTCCTTGACATCAACAGTTATCAATGCCTGAATTAATTTTATTACTGTGCTTTTCCCAGTGCCATTGCTACCTACTAAAAAAGATAGATCATCATTAAAATCAATATTAAAATTTAAATATCCATATACTGAATCGGCTTGAAAACTATTAATCTTCAATTTTACTCTCCTTTTTTTTATCATGTTTCCCCTACCACTGCATTAAGGAAACTCTTTGACTTAGATAAGTTGAACGATTGTAAGCACTACGCCCTTCATTTTTACTATATGTGATAAAGCTGCTTCGATGACGTCTGCATTATATCCTGATTCATCTAAGTCAGTGCTGGCTATAGACCTTAGGCCGTGTGCTACTAATTTACCACCATAACCAATACGTTTTAAAGCAGCATTAGCAGTCTGGCTATTCATAGCTTGCTTAGGGTCATTCCTGCTGGGAAAAAGATGCTCTCGCTGAGCACTAATTGGTTTCATCACATTCAGGATTTCTAACGCCTGAGATGATAATGGTACGATGTGTTCGCTCTTAGCTTTCATACGTTCTGCAGGTATTGTCCAGAGTTTTGCATCGAGATAAATCTCTGCCCACCGGGCACCGGAAGCCTCAGAAGGGCGAACAAGGGTCAGCAGTGCCACTCAATCAGACCAGTGTTTACGGCATAAATCATTATCTCGTTTATGCGCTGCACCAGTCGACGAACAGTCTCAAGCGCCCCACGAGCTTTGATTGGCTCAAGAGCTTCAACCAGTGTCCGGGCTTTGATTTGCTGAACGGGGGTCTCGCCAATGGCAGGGAATACATCTTTCTCTAGTGAACGCCAAATGTCTTTTGCGTAATCAAGGGTAACGCTTTTGCTTTTGAGCTGGAACCAGTTAGCGGCGACCGTCGAGAAAATACTGTCCGGTATGGCGCGCTTTGCTGCTGTTCCTATGCAACTTCAGCTTAAATTTGCGGGTCGATTCCGTTGGCTAATAAGGCAAGGTAATCCGCTCTTAACCCGCGTGCATCAGCAAGCGAAAAGGAGGGAAGGCACCGAGTCCCATCGTTGTCTGCTGATTTGTTGCCGGACGTTGATAACGGAAGCGCCAGAATTTTTTACCAGATGTTTTAACGAGTAAGAACAGGTCACCCCCAGCATGTGGAGTGAAGTCTTTATCGTGGGGTTTAGCTTTAAGGCTTTTGCTGTTAGTGAAGTGCGAGTGATGCGAGCCATGCCCGTTGCTGTCCAAAATTGATACATGCTTAATAGCGCGTGTACCTAAACGTATACCCATTTTTCTTTAAATTTAGCCGGGTACACGCAGCTAACAATAGACACAAAAAAGCCCGCAGGGCTTGCGCCGTGCGGGCTCTTAGGACTTCGTTGACTGGCTCTGGTGACCATCAACCAAGAATTTTGGTGGAGCTGGCGGGAGTTGAACCCGCGTCCGAAATTCCTACATACCATTTTTATCATAATGAAAACAGGTATTTGTGTTTAAAAACATAGCATTAGTGTTATCTGGTGTTTGTCTGCTTTATAGGATTTTAATGCTCTGCCGCCACATTGTCGCCACATCATCTGGATCTTGAGCTGAAATCTGTGGGTTTACAGCGATTCGATTTGATAGTTTTTTCAGCAATAGCAATTGTTGATAGCTTGTGAAGACTCATCAATGCTACACAAATCCCAAGTGCTAGAAAGTAGCAAGACATCCCTAATCTTTGCATATCGGTTAGTTTATGTATTTTATCTACTATATGTTGAGTAACAAAACCTTCGTATACCAAAGGTAAGGAAGTTATAAACCCCCCAATAAAATAAAAGATTAAACATATTAATTGCACCAGTTTTCTGTATAACCAAAAACGATATATTTTTTTTGCCCATTTAAATATCTGCTTTTCACTGTGAATAGAAATAAGTCTTTGGCATTTGCTATAGTTATCAATGTCATTAACTGGATCATTAACTCCTAAAAGGATTTCTCTTTGTTCTGGCGTTAGGTTTTTGTCTTTCGTTATTGCTGCAATGCCATAAGCATAAGCGAATTTTTTAAAATCAGGGGCGTCTGTATTTTTGTAAAGGGTATAAGAAAACTCACTTATGTTTTTACGTGAGTTAAAGATTTTATCCTTTGGGAATACCCACCCGGATCTCACTGCGAATATTTGGATGATTGGGGTAATTATCGCAACAGAATACTTAATTATCTCATTTATGTTCAGATCCATTGTATACTTTTCCCTTATTTAATTAAGCTGTAAAGAGGGTTTTTTGTCACAGCATCCTCCAAGTGATCTGGAGAAAAATGAGCGTAAATCATTGTCATTTTTATATCGGCATGCCCTAAAATTTCTTTAAGAACAAGGATGTTTCCGCCGTTCATCATAAAATGACTGGCGAACGTATGGCGCAGAACATGTGTGCACTGGCCTTCAGGTAAGTCGATACCAGCACGCTTCACCGCACGCTCAAAGGCTTTTCTGCATGGCGTGAATAACTTCCCTCGGTTTTTGGGAAGTTCGTCATACAGATCTTGAGATATAGGCACAGTTCGGTTTTTCTTGCCCTTCGTCTTGGTGTAAGTAATGCGGTATTTTGATAACTGATGGCCCTGAAGGTTTTCGGCTTCACTCCATCGCGCACCAGTGGCCAGGCATATCTTTGCGATCATCAACAGGCATGGGCTTTGAGACTCCGCACAGGCATCCAGCAGGCGTTTGATTTCTTCCGGTGTAAGAAACGCCAGCTCACCCTCTGCGATCTTGAATGTTGGTAAGCCGGCGAGCGGGTTAGGCGCTGACCAGTGGCCGAGCTTTTTCAGTGTGCCAAAAACAGAAGATAGGTTGCGTTGCTCAAGGTTTACCGTCCGAGGTTTTACGGGCGACATTAACGTCCCATCCTCGCTTCTTACTTCCCCTTTAAGCCGCGCTTCCCGGTATTTAGTAAAGTCGCCAGCGGTCAACTCTGACGCTATCGGATTGCCGAGGCCGTTACATATGATGCTTAGTTTAGCCATCAGGCGCTTAGGGTCTGCAAGTGTCTGCCCGTACAGCGAATGCCATTGTTCAATAACTTCAGATAGACGACGGCGATCTTCTTTCTCTCCCAACCATGGTTTTTTATTCACTTCATCCATAGTGAAGTTCTCAAACGCTATGGCTTCGCCTTTTGTCGCGAACTGCTTACGGACGCGCTTACCTTCGCGTCCGTTCGGATAGCATTCGCACAACCATTTCCCGTTAGATTGCTTTCTTACAGTCATCTCAAATGCTCTTAATCATCCTGACCGCTCGGCCCATGACATCGATTTCATCCAGTGAGCATTCAAATGAAGATTCTCCCTGAGTAACAACTAAACGGTTACCAGGCAGGCGAGTGAGTTTAGCAATGCTCTTGATACCGTCGATATCAACGAGCCACAGACCATTAACCGGCGGCGTTACGCTATGGTCAATTAAGTAAAAACTATCTTCGGCACTAACCAGCAGCGGATCGATAATATCTTTTGGAATTAGGCTGCTATCCAGAATGACCTTGCCATCCTCAACCAAAGCTCCACCATGCAACTTAACCTTGTCAATTTCAGGAGCAACCACCTCAGAAAGGTTTCTGATATCAGCCGAGTTCACATAATCAGTACTTGGTTTTTTGTCTGATTTATCTCCTTGCCCAGTCGCTAACCAAAGCAGCGAGACTCCTGTCTCAAGGGCGCATTGAATCACCCATTCCGCAGGAAAACTATCCCTTAAGTATCTGTTTGCCATAGTGCTTTTAGACACCGACAGATGGTCACAAAGCTGCTGTCGGGAGCTGAAATTATAAGCTTTGATAAGCCGGTTAATCGCATCCCGGCCACCGCTGTCGTTGCCAACTTTGATAAATCTCATAATCAAAACCCTTGACGTTTACAAAACGCGATCTTAGTATCCACTCAAGGTTTGAAAAACAAACCTTAACTTTATAAAACGAGATAAAACGGAACAAAACTTAGAGATACTGCCTTATGAGCACTGATATATCAATTTGTGTACTTAAAGAGTTTGCGACGCCTGCCGAGTTCGCAGAATGGGAAGGTATCTCCCGTGGCTCGGTGTATCAAAAAATCCATCATGGAAAACTGGCTAAGTACATAGTTCCAAAGATAAAAAATAAAGATCATGTGCGTATTCGTTATCTTGCTTATAAGGCAGATCAGGTACGCGAATCCTTAGGTCACTCTAACTTCAGAATTGTTGTTGGGTAACTGGTCCCATTTTGAGACATAAAAGGATTTACAGCATGTTTGATTTTCGCGTTTCCATACATCCGCATTATGACGAAGCATGTCGCGCTTTTGCTGCACGCCATAACGTTACCAGCCTGGCAAAAAAGGCCGGTATAAAACCGCAGACGCTAACTAATAAGCTCAACCCTGAGCAGCCGCATGAGTTGACGGCGAAAGAAATTATGTTGCTGACCGATATCACGGAAGACTCGACATTGGTTGACGGTTTTCTCGCGCAAATGCATTGCATGCCTTGCGTGCCGGTTAACGAGCTGGCAACTGAAAAGCTGCCCGTATATGTCATGAAAGCAACAGCAGAGGTGGGGCAGTTAGCAGCAGGGGCCATTTCTTCCGAGCACATGACCCAATGTCGCAAAAGCTCGCTGGTAACGAATGTCAACACGGGGATTCGCTGCTTATTCCTGGCGGCTCTCGCAGTCCAGCATCGCATCCAAGGCAGTCCGGCGGTTGCAAGCGCTGTTGATACCGTTAGCGGCATTGGCGCTACGTTTGGCCTGATGTGAGGTGAAGCATGGAGCCCTCTTTTGCTTCACTGTTAAAAAAACAAAGCCCGTCCATGCATTACGGACATGGCTGGATAGTCGGTAAAAAAGGTCAGCGCTGGCACCCGAGCCGCGATCAGTCGGCATTATTAAACGGCCTGCGCAACAGCGCTAAACCTTCACTGGTGAGTCGGATAAAACTTTTTCTGGAGTCGGTATGAACCAAAACACCATATCAGCACCAATTAAGCCCGGTGCGAAGCCGTTTAATAATGCCCGTTGTGAAGAAACCCGACCGGAGAAAATGACCGGTGTGGAATGTTTTGCGCGGTTTCATCATCAGTTAAAGGCGACGCAAAACGGTGCGCTGCGTAATTTCAATAAGCTTGACGACAACTTTAAGTTTGTCGTGATGACGCTGGCTAACCGCATGGAGCCGGGAACATTCAAAAGCGATGAAGTTGGAAAACCGTTTGAGTATTTCGACCAGCCTCGCCGTTTAATGCTTATCAGGGCGATGAATGAAATAACGCGATGGGGCGATATCCTGCCGCGCCGTTTCTCGCTGCATGAAGCTGTTTTACCCGAGTAAATAACCCGTAAAGAAATTAATGGCGTAAACCCGCCGGGCATTTTTTTGCCCAAAATCAGGAGAAAGCAATATGCGTAATATGCAGACACGTAAAACCCAAATTGGTCCGGACGATGCCGGAATTGTTTCGATGTTGGCCCAGCCGCGTCTCGATGAGCGTCGCGGTCGCGCTGATGTGATGGCCTCCCGCCTCGATAACCTGGCCGATCACATTGCAAATGGTCGGTTGTCCAGTACCGAGGCCGCCGAGCTGCTGCGCGATGAGGCGGTGAGGATTGTCAACGAAGCGCAGGAGCTGCACTGATGGCCGATGTAATGGACCTTGTACAGCAGCGCGTCGAGGAAGAACGCGAGCGCCATATCCACAAAGCGCGCAGCCGGCAGGCTGCGCCTTCTCGTTTTCTCTGCGAATCATGCAACGGGCCTATCCCTGAAGCGCGCCGCGCCGCATTACCGGGTGTTGAGCTTTGTGTGACCTGCCAGGAAATTAAGGAGCTTAAAAGCCTGCATTATAAGGGGGCTGTATGAACAACATTGATCCACGCTGTTCAATGAAGGACACCATCAACATTATCTCTGTATCAGGAGGAAAAGACAGCCTGGCGCAGTGGCTGCGCGCTATTGAAGCCGGTGTGGCTTATCTCAATGTATTTGCAGATACCGGGCATGAGCATCCACAGACCATGGAATACCTGGAGTATCTGGAGCAGAAGTTAGGTCCAGTAAAGCGCGTCAGGGCTGATTTCACCCGTCAGATTGCGGGTAAACGCCAGTTCATCGCCACCCGCTGGCCCGTTACTCTGGTTGAAGAGTGCGGTATGTCGGCTGATGAGGCGGCCGAACGTGTGGCACAGGCTCTTGAGATACTGCACCCAACCGGGAATCCGTTTCTGGATCTCTGCATGCTGAAAGGACGCTTCCCTTCAACAAAGGCTCGTTTCTGCACCTTCGACCTTAAGCATGAGCCTGTCAGGGCGCAGGTTATTGTTCCTGCGCTCGAAGAGTACACTGAGGTTATCAGCTGGCAGGGAGTCAGGGCTCAGGAATCCCCCGCACGCGCGTTATTGCCGGAATGGGAGGAAGACGCCGATAACACTCCAGGGCTGCACGTATACCGGCCAATTTTAAAATGGCTACACGAAGACGTTTTCGCTATTGCCAAACGCCACGGAATCAAACCGAACCCGTTGTATCAGCAGGGGTGCAGCCGAGTCGGATGCATGCCCTGTATCCACGCCCGCAAATCCGAACTGGCGGAGATTTTCAGCCGCTGGCCAGAAGAAATAAAACGCGTCGCAGAGTGGGAACGCCTGGTTGCTGCCTGTTCGCGCCGCGGAAACTCAACCTTTTTCCCTTCCACACATGACCCACGCCGGGCGGAAAAACGAATCGAGGTAGTGACTGTCGGCGCCTATGGCATCGAAAGTTATCGCGACTGGGCCATGACAAGCCGGGGTGGCGCACAGTTTGATTTACTGGCTGCAACAAACGACCTGTCTGTTTGCAGCAGTATCTATGCGGGCGTATGTGAATGACCGATGCTGTTTATGCCTATGCATTCAATGCGCCACACGAGGCCATCGCCAGCCCGTATCTGACCTATGAACAGGAGCGCCGCCGCGATCGGATGATTGCGGCGCTGCTGCATGCGCGTAACGAGCTGGAAAAACAGCCTGACCTGGTGCGTTACGGCGTGCGCCGTCGCGCCGACGAGCTGGAGCGTGAGCATGATGTTCAGCGAGCTAATGCCTTTCTGGTGAATTTCACCCGGAGGGCATTACCACGCCTTGAACTGGTTGCGGCGAAATATCGTATTGAGGCTATTTCGCCAGATGTGGCCCTGCCAGTTTTTGATGGCCGGGATGATGATGTGTCAGCCCGTTACCTGACAACGCGGCTTGTGAACATGACCGCGCGTTATAACCGCCTGGCTGATATGTCGAAAGCCGATATCGATTTGCTTGCCGGCGATATCGCCAATTTTATCGTTGCTGAATTAGGCACCGTTGAAATCCAGGAGGGCAGCGAGTTAAAGGCGCTGCACGCCTCGTATATGTGCGCCGCGCGTATCACCCGCCACTTTAAAAACGCTCCGCCCCTGTGGGAAAAAATCACCACAAAATATGTGACCGCCGAAGATGTTGGGCCGGCAGTGCTGCGCATGGCGACCGAGAAATGGTGGACAGGCCGCCTGCGCCGCGTCGCCGCAGAATGGCGCGAGCATCTGCACATCGCGCTCGGGAACGTCAGCAAAAAGCACAGCGCGTATGCCAGCAAAAGCTGTGTGAGTGACTGGCGCGAACAGAAACGCCGCACCCGCGAATTTCTCAAGGGGATGGAGCTGGAAGATGAAGAAGGCAACCGCATCAGCCTTATCGAAAAATACGACGGTAGCGTCGCCAACCCGGCGATCCGCCGTTGCGAGCTAATGACCCGCATCCGCGGCTTCGAAAATATCTGTAACGAGCTCGGCTATGTTGGCGAGTTTTACACGCTGACCGCCCCGTCTAAATTCCACGCCACCACAAAGGCCGGCTACCGTAACAGCAGATGGAACGGCGCCAGCCCGGCTGACACACAGCGCTATTTAACGGGGCTGTGGGCGCGCATTCGCGCGAAGCTGCACCGTGACGATATTCGCATATTCGGTATTCGCGTCGCCGAGCCGCACCACGACGCCACGCCACACTGGCATATGCTGATGTTTATGCTGCCGGAGGATGTCGTCCGCGTGCGCGCCGTGATTACGCGATATGCCCGTGAAGAAGACCATCACGAGCTTAAAAGCGAGAAGGCTCGCAAGGCCCGCTTTCACGCTGAAGCTATCGACCCGGACAAGGGCAGCGCCACCGGCTACGTGGCGAAATACATCAGCAAAAATATCGACGGTTACGCGCTTGATGATGAGCGCGACGACGAGAGCGGCGAAATGCTCAGGGAAACCGCGCCGGCCGTATCGGCCTGGGCGGCCCGCTGGCGCATCCGTCAGTTTCAGTTTGTGGGCGGTGCGCCGGTGACAGTTTATCGCGAACTGCGCCGGATGGCCGACGCTGAAACGGCGAAAGGGCTCAGTGTGGAGTTTGCGCTTGTGCATGATGCCGCTGATGCGGGCGACTGGGCAGGCTACGTTAACGCCCAGGGCGGCCCGTTTGTGCGCCGTGATGAGCTTCAGGTGCGCACCTGGTACGAAAGCACCGATGCGGTTAACGAATACGGCGAGGAGTGTGTGCGCATTCGTGGGGTTTATGACAAGGAAGTCGGCAACTGCACGCCCATTATTACGCGGCTCAAGCAGTGGAAGATTGTTGCTAAACGGCCGCAGGCCGAAGGTTTTGAAGTTAAGGGCGCTTTTGCGCCCTCTCGGAGTTCTGTCAATAACTGTACGCCGGAGGCAGGGCCAGATCCTGCAGAAAGGCCGCCGGTTGATCTCACCCGGCCATTGACCCGCCGCGAACGCCGTCAACTGACTGACCGGTTGAGAGAAAGGAAAGCGGTGAAACGGCGAACCTTTAACCATGCCACCGAAAGAAACGTGGCTGGCATCGTCAGGACAATAGACGAGATCCAGCTTTTAACCGGTGAAACTCTTAGCCGTGGGTAAGCCCTGTCGCTTATGAGCGGGGCGAAGATGTGTATTAACGGGAAATGGTGCAGGGGATCGGGCTCTGGAGAAATATTTGCTGCGCGAGGGCCAAAGCCTGTACTTAGTGAGGCCCAATATAAGGCGAGAGCGGAGCGGGTTTTAGTGAAGTTTAACGCTATCAGAGCGGTTGGCTAATGCATGGGCTAACTCATGATTTGCGATAGTTGCGCTTAAAAATTACATCAGAATCATCCTCTTGAAACCGGAAAAAGGTTTACAACATCCTGAGTGTTATATGCTGTATTTATATACAGTATTTTGTTCGGTAGTTGATGTCAGGAGGGAAAATGCAAGAGTGTTTCTGGGAGTCGGTAAAACTTCAGCGTATTGATTTTTTTATGAAACTGGTAGCTGCCAGCGACTGCAACGATGAAGAAAAGCGGCTCGCTATTCAGTGGGTTTCTGAGCTTACCGATGAACTGATGGCAAAAATCCGCAACCATGATTATTCCTGCTCCATAGATGACTCTTCGCGGTAACGAGGAAACGGAAATGCATTTGTAAAAACAGCGCTAACGATTTTGAGTTAAGCGAGTTTAGTCCGGTCAAAGATAAAAGCGCGTGATGGGCATTCTGGCATAGTTTGGTCATACGACAGCTGGATGCACTGAGTGAACGCCGAAGCCGGCAAGGAAATTTCCTGCCGGCTTCGGCGTTGAATAACGAGCAAAGCGAGGCGTTAGGCAATGGGTAAAAAAGACGATGACTATCAGGTCGTTTACCGGGGCGAAGCCCTCCCGCGCTATGTTCCCGGCGGTCTGGCCTTTTTCCAGCGCCCCACAGAGTGCGGCGGTGGGTACTGGCTGGGGCGAACTTGTGACGGTGTGTTTATGTTTGAAATACCGTGGCCGGTATCACTAAGCCAGGGTTGCACTTATTTAACAGACCGCACCCGGACAGAGCCACCTTTCGGTCATTTTAATGACGATTTCCAGCTCGAATTGCAGTGATCACTAACGGTATTTTTTCAGGCCCATCATTGATGGGCTTTTTTATTATTGGCGTCACAAAATCATAAAAAAGCCATGCATGTATAAGATGCATGGGATTGCATGCGTTACTGTACAACCCCTAAGCAGCATCACGCCAGCGCTGGCACGGCTCGCGACCGTTGATGCAGTTGCATTAAAACCACCCCAGGAAGCGGGCAGGCGAGGCGGGGATAGCATTGCGCGCTTTCTATGAGATTGACTTTCCTGGATCTTCAAGGTTTGATCTTTAAAAATGTAATCAGTTAAGGACGTTCAGTGGAAAACATTAAAACTCCAATTGTTAAAAAGTTAGCATCTTGGACATTTTCTTTTAAAAACATAGGATGCATTTCACGAGGTGAAATTGATGCCAAGCCATTGACTCTGTTGTGCGGTAAGAACAATACAGGTAAAACATGGGTTATGTATAGCCTATATGGTTTTTTGAATATGCCATCTCCTTTCTTGAAGTTGCCACAAGTTGCAAATTTTGCAAAACAATTGGTTGAAGTTGGTAATTTTGAGTTTAATGTAATTGAATGGATTGAAGATAATTTTGCTGCAATAAAAAAGGAGTTCAATAAAACATCTTCAAAGATGCTTGAGAATGTTTTTAATACAAGCGATAAAGATATATTTGCCGATTCAGCTTTTGATTGGGTTATAGATGAAAACGCTTTGAAAGCGAATGTGCTAGAAAAAAAAGTAGAGATCAGTCTCATTTTGGGGACTGGGAAAAAAGAAATAATGCTGATTACCAAAAAAAGTCATAGCGATATGTTACAAATGACTTTACTGGACTCTGGTTTTCCTAGGTTAGAGTCATTTATCAACAGGGTATTAAGTCAGTTGTTGAAAATAGAATATGATGAAAACCCTGCATTTTTAATTCCAGCGGAAAGGAATGGCCTTCATTTGTTTTTTAATGAGTTAAGCTCAAGGAGGACGGCTTTATTGCATCATGCTTCTAAAGAACAATTTGATTTAAACTCTCTCTTGAATGATGTTATGAAGTCTAAATACTCTGCCCCTATTGCGAATTATATTGATTGGCTTAATGAGATCAAGGTCAATAGAAAGAATAAAAATGGTGAGTTTCATAATCTGGCTGAAGAGCTCAAGAGAATAATTTCTGGTAAATATTCGGTTGATACTGAAGGGCAAATTTATTTTTCAACTTATAAAAAAGGAAATAAAACAGCGAGAAAAATTGAATTGCACTTATCATCATCTACTGTGAAAAGTCTTTTTGGGCTTTGGTTTTACCTGGAGCATCAAGCCAAGAAAGGGGATATATTGATGATTGACGAACCTGAATTGAACTTACACCCTTCAAATCAGCGCGTTATCGCACGATTCCTTGCAAAACTTGTAAATTCAGGGTTGCGTATTGTTGTAAGTACTCACAGTGATTACTTTGTCAAGGAAATCAACAGTTTGATGATGCTTCACTCCGTTCCTGATGAGCTTGTTTCAGAAAGAGATGCTCTAATGAAAAAACAAGGGATTAGTATAGAGTCAATATTAAACCCTGAGTGCGTTGCTGCTTACGTTTTTGATAATAATTCCGTGAGTGAAATGAAAAAAACGAATGAGGGTATTAATGCAATTACCTTCGATGAGGTGATTAATTCAATTAATTATGATAATGACGAGATTTATTATTCCTTAGTGGATGGTCGCTCTATGGATGAGGGTGCCGATAATTATGAATAGTATTGTGAATGTTATGCAAGGCTGTATTGAACCAGCTTTTCAATTGAAAAGAGAACAGGAATGCTGGGCTGTTGTTGAAGAAAATCCCGGGGCTGCCAATAAGAAATTATTAGTAAATGGTAGTGGGATCTATGGTTTTTCTTTGGACTCCCCAAGCGTTCCAAAGCCAGTCTGGAAATTTCTTAAACCCTCATCGTTAGAGGGGATTTGTTCCGTTTGTGACGGTGTTTTTGTTACAACTTATAAAGATGTTGATTATTTTGTTGTTATTGACTTAAAGTCATATGCCGCAACGGGAGCAGTTAAGCAAGTAATAACTGGTATCCATTTGTGTCAATGGTTTTATTCTGTATTGAGGCTTCATGGTCATTTAACAAAAAAGGTCGGATATGTGGGTGTTATAAGTAAGTTATCTCGAAGAAGACAGCCTTATAAGAGATGCACAGTAAGAAATCCGTTGCCGGATCCTGATACGCAAAATGGGTTCCCCATTTTTACAATTGAAAATGAGAACAGGCTATCATTAACAAAAGTCTGTGAGGTTGTTCATAATTTGTGATTTTATCCAGTTTAATTAGCCCCTAAGTGCATGTTAGGGGCGTGTTTCTATATGCTGTAGTTTATGAAATCAATTATCTTTATTCCTAGCCAATCATTTAATTCTTTAAAGCGCTGCTGAAGCGGTGTCAACTCGTTGCGCACAAACACCTTTGCCACCTTCTCGATATCGCCCAGGCTGCCGACGTTTTCCGGCTTGCCGCCCATGAGCTGAAACGGGATGCGGTGGGCATCGAGCATGTCGGACGCGCTCACCTTTTTAATATTAAAAAAGTCGTCTTTGGTGGCGACCTCGCTTAACGGCACGATTTTAATCCCGTCGGGTTTGCCGTTCGGCGCGTAGAAAAACAGATTCTTAAAGTTGCCGAGCCCTTTCGAGCTGCGCATCGCATCACGCATCGCCTCTACGTCGGTGCTGCTCTGCGCTGCGTCGGTCACGTACATGATGTACCCCGCGTGCGCGCCGTTCTGGTAATACTTGCGACGGAACAGTGTCGCGGATTCATTCAGCCATGCCGAGTTAAGCGCGCTGAGATATTCCGGCATCCCATAAAGCTCCTGGTTGATATCCGGCTCCAGCAGGTGAAACACTGAGCCCGGCTCAAACTGCTGCGGCTGAGAAAAGCCCGGCACCCACCAGTAAACATCCTCCTCCACGCCGCGCCGCGTGTATTTGGCCGGCGAGGCATCCAGCCTGATAACCTTGCCGGTCACGCTTTTTCGCGCCTCAAGAAAGGCGTTACCGAACACCAGAAAATCCAGCACGAAGCGGCTGAAATCCTGCTGTGATAACAGCGGGTGCGGAATAAACGTGCTTGCCAGAATATTGCGCTTCACATAAATCGGCGAGCTGTGATGCACGGCGGCGCGCAGGCTTTTTGCCAGGCCGGCGAAGCTGACGGGCGGCTCATACCATTTGCCGTTACTGATGCACTCGACATAATCGAGAATATCGCGGCGGTCGAGTACCGGCGTCGGCTCGCCAAACGTGAAAGCCTCCATCTTTTGCGTGCCGGCGGTGGTCGTGGCCGCGCGGTTATCGCGCTGGCGGTTTTTACGTTTACTCATCGGTAAAACTCCAGAATTGAGGATGATGCCTGGCCGCTCCCGGCGGTCAGCGGCTCGTTTAACAGGGCGTGCATGGTGGCCCACGCAACATCCGCGTGACTCGCTTCCTCGCTGCGGCTCGCCTCATAGGTGGCGCTGCGCCCGCTGCTGGTCATGGTCTTGCGGATAGCCATAAAGGACTGCGTGATATCCGTGGCGCCGGCGTCGTACTCCAGACAGCCGCGGCTGATGGTGTCTTTTGCCTTAAGCACCATTGCGGTTTTGACTTCCGGGCTGTAACGGATTTCGCGCGCGGCAGGCCAGAAGGCGCGCACAAGCTGAAACACGCCCTGGCCGATGCCGGTTGCATCGATACCGATGTACTCGACCTGATATTTTTCAGTGAGCTCGCGGATGGCCTGCGCCTGGGTGGCGAAGTCCATACCTTTCCACTGGTGGCGCTCCAGAATGCGGAACTTGCCGCCCGAGACAACCGGCGGCGCCAGCACCACGCAGCCGGCGGAGTCGCCGGTATGCGACGGGTCGTAGCCAATCCACACCGGGCGCGAGCCGAACGGGCGCGCCGCGAAGGGCGAGAAGTCTTCCCATTCCTCCAGGCTGTCGACCATGCAGCGTTGCAGCTCCTCGAACGGAAACACCGACGCTTTATCGTCGACGAACTCACACATGAAGAGATTGCGGAAATCCTCGGCGCTGTTTTCACGCTTCAGCGCGTCAAGATCGAACAGGTCGCAGCCGCCGGCGAGCGCGTCCTCGATGGTGACAATCTGGCGCCACTGACCATCCCCGCACAGCATGCCGCCGGCGAGCGCCGCGTGGCTGATATCAATATCCACGCGCTCGGCTGCTGAGGTGCGGCCCTTGTTGAACAGCTCACCAGACCAGAAAGGAAACGCGCCATGCCCGAGAGTGGAGGGCGTCGAGAAATAGGTCGAGCGCAGGTGCTTCTGCGACGCCATGCCCGAGGCGACTTTACGCAGCCGCTGGAAATTCGGTATCCAGAAAATCTCATCGACATACAGGTCGCCGTTATGGCTCTGCGCGGTGTTGGAGTTGGTGCCGAGAAAAATCAGCTTTGCGCCGTTGTTGCCGATGACAATCGGATCGCCTGACAGCTCAACATCCACCCGGCGCGCAAACTGGATGATGTATTCGCGAAACACATACGCCTGCGTTTTGGAGGCGGATAAAAATATCTGGTTATGGCCGGTTTCCAGCGCGCGCAGCAGCGCCTCGCGGGAAAAGTAGAACGTGGCGCCAATCTGGCGCGATTTAAGAATGTCGCGGATGCGGTGCTCTAACCCGGCCCTGTGCCAGCGCAGCTGATAGTCGAAAGACTCCTCGAAAAAAATCTCCCTGAGTTTCTCAATCGCCTCCTCGCTGAAGAAATTCTTTTTCGGCCTGCGGCGGTCACCTTTATTGCGGTTCGCCACGTTGGGATTTAAATCCGCCTCGTTGCCGGTCTGGCCGTAGCGGTTCACCCTGGCGAGGCGCTCCATCTGACGCGAGAGAAAATCCGCGACTTTAAAGTCGTGCGCGGTCAGCTCGGGCTTTGCATAAAGCTGAATCAGCCGCGCCTCAAGCGTGTTTTCGACGCGCTGAATGGGTGCCGTCGCATCCCATCCGTCGCGCTGCTTCCAGCTCTGCACGGTGGGGCGTTTGGTCTTAAGCATCTCCGCGATTTGCGGCACGGAAAAGCCCTGCCAGTAGAGCAGCGCCGCCTGTCGTCGCGGGTCGTTTAAAAGCGTGGTGTCGGTGGTGATGGTCATGAAAGCCTCGCCGTAAGTGGTACACGGCAAGGCTACTTAAGCGCGCCCGGCGATTCGCTAAGGCGCTGTTGTGTGGAGGCTTATCCATCCGGGATTGATAGCGAAGGAAACGCGGCGCCGGGAAACTAACCCCGAACCCGTAACCCCACTATCAGGACTCCTGACAATGGCAAAAAAAGTCTCAAAATTCTTTCGTATCGGCGTCGAGGGCGACACCTGCGACGGTCGCGTTATCAGCGCCGGCGATATTCAGGAAATGGCCGCGAGTTTTGATCCGCGCGTTTATGGTTGCCGCATCAACCTGGAGCACCTGCGCGGCATCCTGCCCGAAGGCGTCTTTAACCGCTATGGCGATGTGGTCGAGCTAAAAGCCGAAAAGATTGATGACGATTCTGCGCTTAACGGCAAATGGGCGCTGTTTGCGAAAATCGCCCCGCTCGATAACCTGGTCGACATGGTCGGCAAGGGCCAGAAGGTTTACACCTCAATGGAAATTCAGCCGAACTTTGCCAACAGCGGTAAATGCTATCTGGTCGGCCTGGCCGTGACTGACGATCCGGCAAGCCTCGGTACCGAATACCTCGAATTCTGCCGCACCGCCAAATCAAATCCTCTTAACCGCTTTAAAGCGAGCCCGGAAAATCTGAGCGCCACCGAACAGCGTATCGCGGCGATGGAAAACGCCTTCAGCGCGCTGAAGCAGGACGTGACCAGCCAGACCACGCAGACCAGCCAGGCGCTCACCGACCTGAAAAGCACGCTCGACAACACCGAGAGCTTTACGCAGCCCCGACGCACGCAGGCGACCGGCGGCGAAGGTGATTCGCTGTCGACCAACTGCTGACCGGCCGCGCCGGCACGCACACCCGTAAATTCACCTGACAACAGGAAAAACCATGCGCCAGGAAACCCGCTTTAAATTTAATGCCTACCTCTCCCGTATTGCCGAGCTGAACGGTATCGGCGTCGGCGACGTGTCGAAAAAATTCAGCGTGCAGCCGTCGGTCACGCAAACCCTGATGGATACCGTGCAGGAATCCTCGGAGTTTCTGACGAAAATCAACATCGTGCCGGTGAGCGAACTCAAGGGCGAAAAGATTGGCGTCGGCGTTACCGGCTCCATCGCCAGCACGGCAGACACCGCGAATGGCCATGCCCGCGAAACCGGGGATTTCGCCGCGCTGGAGTCCAACAAGTACGAGTGCGATCAGATTAACTTCGACTTTCACCTGCGCTACAAAACCCTCGACCTGTGGGCGCGTTTTCAGGATTTCCAGCTGCGTATCCGCAACGCCATCATCAAGCGTCAGGCGCTCGATTTCATCATGGCCGGCTTTAACGGCGTGAAGCGTGCGCCAACGTCTAACCGCGCTGAAAACCCGATGCTTCAGGATGTGGCGGTGGGCTGGCTTCAGAAGTACCGCAACCAGGCACCGTCGCGCGTGATGGATAAGGTCACGGCTGAAAGCGGTGAGGTTGTGTCTGACGTGATCCGCGTCGGCAAGGGCGGCGACTATGAAAACCTCGACGCGCTGGTCATGGATGCGACCAACACCATGATTGCGCCGTGGCACCAGGAAAACCCGGATATGGTGGTTATCTGCGGTCGTCAGCTGCTGGCCGACAAATACTTCCCGCTGGTCAATAAGCAGCAGGATAACAGCGACCTGCTGGCCGCCGACGTCATTGTCAGCCAGAAACGAATCGGCAACCTGCCGGCGGTGCGCGTGCCGTATTTCCCGCCGGATGCGCTGATGATCACCACGCTGGAAAACCTCTCTATCTACTTCATGGATGAGAGCCACCGCCGCGTTATCGAGGAAAACGCGAAGCTCGACCGTGTGGAGAACTACGAGTCGATGAATATCGATTACGTGGTGGAAGACTACGCCGCCGGCTGCCTGGTGGAAAACATCAAGGTCGGCACCTTCACCACGGCCGCGCCAGACGTGAAGGAAACCGCAACGCCAGCGCAGGAAGGCTAAGCCATGACGAGTCCCGCAAAGCGTCACATGATGCGGGTCTCGGCCAGTGAAACCGCGCAGCGGCAGGACAGCCTGCTGCGCCATGCCACTGCTTACGAGCAGATGCTGGTTAAGCTGGCCGCCGACCAACGCACCCTTAAACAAATCCATTCCACCGAGCGTAAGGCGGAGAAAAAGCGCGAGCTGCTGCCGTTCTATCAGCCGTGGGTCACCGGCGTACTTCAGCAGGGCAAAGGCGCACAGGACGATATTCTGATGACAGTCATGCTCTGGCGTCTCGATGCCGGCGACATTGCCGGCGCGCTCGATATCGCCCGCTATGCCCTGCGCTACGGCCTGACCATGCCCGGACAGCACCGCCGCGCGCCCGCGTACCTCTTTACCGAGGAGGTGGCGCTCGCCGCGATGCGCGCCCATGCCGCCGGCGAGACGGTCAGTACTGCGCTTCTGACCGATACGCTGGCGCTCACGCAGGCCGCGGATATGCCCGACCAGGTACGCGCGAAGCTGCATAAAGTCACCGGACTTGTGCTGCGCGATGCCGGAGAACCCGCCGCCGCGCTGGAGCACCTGCGCCGCGCGATGCAGCTCGACACACAGGCCGGCGTGAAAAAAGAGATTGAGCGCCTCGACCGGGAGCTGCAACCGAAACCCGCCAGGCCGGCGGCAAAGACCGCCGCGCCCCGTAAAAAGACAACGCGATCCGCGACGCCCGCAAAACGTGGTCGCCCGAGGAAAAACGCCGTTTAACAGAATGCGCCACGCGCCAGGGCGGCACGCCGGTCAATGCGGGTTTTACCCGGTCTGCGACCGGCGTCCACCGCCCACCCTGACAGGAGAAAGTAATGATGCGGATTATCAGCGGCGAGGAGCAGCCTGGCGGGCCGGCAGACCTCACGCCGCCCGGTGATGAGCCGGTGATTAAGAACACCCCGTTTTTCCCGGACGTGGAGCCGAAGCGGGTCCGCGAGCTGATGCGCCTTGAGCAGACATTTTCGCCGGCGCGCGTACGCGAGGCCATCTGTGCCGGCATCGCGGAAACCAACGCCGAGCTGACGGAATACCGCCGCGCGCAGCAGGCCGCAGGCTTTAAGCGTCTTGCTGACGTGCCGGCGGATGTGCTCGACGGCGAAAGCGTGCGGATATTCCTGTATCTGCGCGCCGTCAGCGCGATGGCGACCGCCTCGCTTTACGGGCGCTATCGCGGCGCCGACGCCAGCGGCAAAGGGGATAAAAAGGCCGACAGCATCGACAGTACGGTCGATGAACTGTGGCGGGATATGCGCTGGTCAGTGGCCCGCCTTCAGGACAGGCCGCACTGCATCATAGGGCAAATCTGATGAAAACCTTCGCGTTACAGGGCGACACGCTCGATGCGATTTGTGCGCGCCATTACGGGCGCACGGAGGGGGTTGTCGAGACGGTGCTGACTGCCAATCCGGGCCTTGCCGAGCTCGGCGCCGTTCTGCCCCACGGCACGGCGGTCGAGCTGCCTGATATCGCGCCGGCGCCCGCCGCTGAGAGTATCAACTTATGGGATTAACCATGGAAAAAATCAGCACCTTTTTAGCCTACTGGCTTTCCGTCCTGCTGGCCTTCTTCGGTGCCATGACGCCGCAGGACGTTGCCGCCTATTTCGGCATGTGCGGCGTCGCCGTCACGGTGGCCGTGAACTGGTATTACCGGCGCCAGGCGATGCTGTTTCTCACCACGCGCGCAAGCAAAGAGGAAATTATCCGTGAACTTAATCGTTAAACGCTGTGCCGTGGGCGCCGTGCTGGCGCTGGCCGCGCTGCTGCCCGATTTCGGGCGCCTGCATACCTCGCCGCAGGGGCTCGCGCTGATTGGCGATCTGGAGGGGTGCCGCCTGAAGCCCTACCAGTGCAGCGCCGGCGTCTGGACGTCGGGCATCGGTCACACGGCGGGAGTGGTGCCGGCGCGGGATATTACCGAACGCGAGGCCGCCGTGAACCTGGTCGGCGACGTGCTGAAGGTGGAGAAAGCGCTCGCAGTCTGCGCGCCGGTCGCCATGCCGCCGCCGGTTTATGACGCGGTGGTCAGCTTTTCTTTTAACGTCGGCACCGGCGCGGCCTGCCGGTCAACGCTGATGGGGTTTATCAACGCGAAAAAGTGGGCGCAGGCGTGCGATCAGCTCCCCCGCTGGGTGTATGTCAACGGCGTGCGTAACGCCGGCCTTGAAAACCGCCGCGCCCGTGAGCGGGCGCTGTGCCTGAAAGGAGCATCATGAAAACGCTGATCATTTTACTTCTGCTGGCGCTCGCCGGTCTGGTCTGGCTGGGGCGCGAAAACAGCACGCTCTCGCGAAGCTTTGAAAAGGCGAATCGCGTAGCCGACGGCCAGAAAAGACAAATCGGAATGCTGAAAAATCAGCTCAGCGTGGCCGTCAGCATGGCGGATAACAACGAGCGGGCGCAGGTGAAGCTGCGCGGCCAGCTCGACGCAGCGCGCGAGGCGGCGCAGCGACAGGAACAGACCATCATGAGGTTACTCAATGAAAACGACGAATTTCGCCGCTGGTATCGCACTGATTTGCCTGATGCTGTGCGCCGGGTGCACCAACGTCCCGCCTGCGCCTCTGCCGGTCACTGTTTACAACGCCTGCCCGAAAGTGAGCCTGTGCCAGATGCCGGGCAGCGACCCGATCACTAACGGCGATCTGAGTGCGGATATCCGTCGCCTGGAGCGCGCGCTTGAGAGCTGCGCGCTTCAGGTGGAAGCCGTGAAACACTGCCAGGATGAAACTGATGAAAAAGCCCGAGAGCCTGCGAAAAGCCCTGACTGATGCGCTGCCGGTGCTGCGTACTAACCCGGATATGCTGCGCCTGTTTATCGACAACGGCCAGATTGTCGCCACGCTCGCCGCCTCGCTGTCGTTTGAAAACCGCTACACGCTGAATGTGGTCGTGACCGATTACACCGGCGATATTAACCTGCTGCTTGTGCCGGTCGCCGCGTGGTTACGGGAAAATCAGCCCGATATCATGACCACGGACGACGGCATGAAAAAGGGATTTACCTGGTATGCGGATATCAACAACGACAGCAGCGTCGATGTCAGCATCAGCCTGTTAATCAGCGAGCGCACGCTGGTTAAGGAGTCGGACGGTGCGCTGTATGTCTCTGACCTACCGGAGCCGCCGCTGCCGGAGCCGGTCACGCGTCCGGCTGAGCTCTATATCAACGGTGAATTTGTGAGTCGCTGGCATGAATGATTTCAGCCCGTTTGAAAAGCGGCTTTCCGCGCTGATTGCCGCCCTGTTACCGGCGGGCCGGCGCCGGATGGCGAAGGATATCGCGAAGACGCTGCGCACCCGGCAGCAGCAGCGCATTAAGGCGCAGAAAGCCCCGGACGGCAGCGCCTACACGCCGCGGCGGGAACAGCCCGCCCGCGCCAAAAAAGGCCGGGTAAAGCGCGAAATGTTCGCGAAGCTTCGCACTAACCGTTTTATGAAAGCCACTGGCAGCAGCGATGCCGCCGTGGTGGAATTTACCGGTAAGGTGCAGCGCATCGCGCGGGTGCATCAGTACGGCCTGAAAGATAAACCTGGCCGCAACGGCAGGGCGGTTCAGTATCCGGCGCGCCCGTTGCTCGGGTTTGATGAGGGCGACCGGCAGGCGGTTGAGGAACTCATTATTTCAATTTTAAACGAGCCCCGTTAAGGGGCTCGCTTTTATGATTAGCTCCCTTTAACAGCCTTTATCATGCTAGCTAGTTGTTCCATGCCGTCAAATGTTGAGGGGGTTTTATCATCTGAGGCCATAATGTTTGAAAAAATAATATCCTCAAATTTAGCTAAGGGGTTTCTATCTCCTTCCTTGCTATTGGCGTTTATCTCTTTAGAGTATTCGCCGTATTTTTGGATAAAGCGACAGAGGCTCTTTCTTAGTTCAATTTGCATTAGCTGCGATTTTATAGAGTTAAAGGAGCTAAGCACTACCCTGAAGTAATACAAAAGTATAAGAACGAGCGAAGCCAAAGGTATAAGTTTGATAATATGTGTGACAGTGGTGTCGTTTTTTCCAGAAAGGGCGAAGTAAATAACTTCAGCAAAGATCAATAGAGGGATTACAGTTGCAAGACCCAGCAGTATTCTTTTGGTTTCTTTTAATTCTGCGCTTTTCATTGTTCCTAACTTAACAAATCCTTTGTATAAGCCTACGAAGTTGTACGCGGTTTCTTGGTTTTTTAATTGAGCTTCCAGTCGTTCAACTCTTTTGATTTTTTTCTCTAAATCAATTTGCATGCTTGCTAGTTTTTTTTCGGTTGATTCTATTTGCAATAAGGACTTGTGATAACCTTCTACGTTAAGCTTTGCCATGCTCTTATTTAAAATACTAACCGGCAGGCGCAGCAATGCAGAGTATATCTTTCGTTTGCTTTCTTTTTCGAACTCGCCTAGGTACTCTAGACCGAAGTCAAAGTATGAAGAAAGCGTGCTCGACGGGTAGGATGGACTGAAGGATACCGCTTCAATAATATAAAAATATAATTCTGCATAGATGTTCTGGGTGTGATTAATATCCGTGCTGCTTTCATTTAAGATGAAGGTGAGATGACTATTCTGCTCTTCTGTTTTTAATGCACATCTTTCCCCCCACAACTGAGGGAATTGAATCATGTTGTTTAATATATTGGAGAGCGTATTGCATAACTGTATTTCGAAAAGACTTAGAGCATTATATTCCGTGCTGACATGGTTATCGATTAATTTCAAAAAATGCGTTGCTGAGGCTTTGAAAGCATCAGAGCTGAAATAATTTACATCTTCCATAGGTATCCTGTCTCTGTGTAGTTGTGCCATCAACCATAAAACGGCTTTTGCTGTGAAGTGTGTCAACCTGAACACATCATAAGGCCATGCAAACTCAATTCAATGAAATCTCGCGCCTGCTGCGAAATATGATCCGCACCGGCGTCATCGTCTCGGTGGATACCGACGCGGGGCGCTGTCGCGTGCAGACCGGGAAAAACGTGACCGACTGGTTGCAGTGGCTTACCCACCGCGCCGGGCGTTCGCGCACCTGGTGGGCGCCGTCGGTCGGTGAGCAGGTGCTTATACTCGCCGTGGGCGGCGAGCTCGATACCGCGTTTGTGCTGCCGGGCATTTTCTCTGACGACAACCCGGCGCCGTCGGCCTCCGCTGACGCCGTTCACCTCGCATTTCCTGACGGGGCGGTTATTGAGTACGAGCCCGCAAGCGGTGCGCTTCAGGTTTCCGGCATTCAGACGGCCAGCATCAGCGCGTCGAAATCCGCAACCGTGACCGTGCCGGTCGTTACCGTCACCGCCTCCACGCGTATCACCCTCGACACGCCGGAAGTGATATGCACCGACAAACTCATCACCGGCACCCTTGAGGTGCAGAAAGGCGGCACGATGAAAGGCAACATCCAGCACAGCGGCGGCGCGCTCACCTCCAACGGCGTGCAGGTTGACGAACACAGTCACGGCGGCGTTCAGCGCGGCGGAAGCTGGACGGAGGGCACGAAATGACGGCACGTTACAGCGGCATGAGCTGCGACACCGGCATGACACTCACCGATGCGGCGCACATCAGCCAGAGCATCCGCGACATTCTCACGACGCCGGTCGGCTCGCGCGTGATGCGCCGCGATTACGGCTCGCTGCTGTCGATGCTGATTGACCAGCCACAAAACCAGGCGCTGCGCCTGCAAATTATGTCGGCGTGCTACATGGCGATCCTGAAGTGGGAGCCGCGCGTACGCCTGACCGGGCTGACTTTTGAAACCCGCTTTAATGGTGAAATGGTCGTGGAAATCAGCGGCCAGCGCACCGACACGGGCGGCGATATTTCCTTAACCATTCCTGTGAGCTGATAACCATGCCGACCATTGACCTGAGCCAGCTACCCGCCCCCGATGTGGTCGAGGAGCTCGATTTTGAAACCATTCTTGCCGAGCGAAAGGCGACGCTGATTTCCCTGTATCCCGAGGAGGAGCAGGCCGCTGTCGCGCGCACGCTGGCGCTGGAGTCTGAGCCCATTGTGAAGCTGCTTCAGGAAAATGCTTACCGCGAGATCATCTGGCGTCAGCGGGTTAACGAGGCGGCACGCGCCGTGATGCTCGCCTATGCCAGTGGGAGCGATCTGGACGTGAGCGCCGGTAACCTCAACACCGTCCGCCTGACCATCACGCCGGCGGATGCGTCCACGCTCCCGCCAACCCCCGCCGAGATGGAAAGCGACACCGATTTTCGTCTGCGCGCGCAGCAGGCGTTTGAGGGGTTAAGCGTGGCCGGGCCGGTCGGTGCATATGAATATCACGGTCGTAGCGCCGACGGGCGTGTCGCGGATGTGTCGGTGGTAAGCCCGTCGCCGGCCTGCGTTACCGTGACGGTGCTGTCGCGTGATAACGACGGTGTGGCTGATACCGCCCTGCTGGCTGTGGTTGACCGCGCGCTCAATGCCGAAGATGTGCGCCCGGTGGGCGACCGGGTAACGGTGCAGGCCGCCGAGATTGTGCCGTATGCCATTCATGCAACGCTCTATCTTTATCCCGGCCCGGAAGCGGAGCCGATCCGCCAGGCCGCCGAGAGCAAGCTTAAAACCTACATCACCACACAGCACCGGCTTGGTCGGGATATCCGCCGGTCAGCGATTTATGCCGCCATTCATGTCGAAGGCGTGCAGCGGGTTGAGCTGGAAAGCCCGGTCGCCGACCTCGCGCTCGGCAAGCATCAGGCGTCGCTGTGCACCGATTACTCGCTGACGGTCGGGGGTACTGATGAGTGATAACCGCCTGCTGCCGGTAGGCTCGTCACCGCTTGAGGTGGCTGCCGCGAAAGCGTGCGCGGAAATTACCCGTGTGCCGGTGCCGCTGCGCACCCTGTGGAACCCCGCCACGTGTCCCGTAAACCTGCTGCCCTATCTCGCCTGGGCGCTGTCGGTTGACCGCTGGGATGAGCGCTGGAGTGAGACCACAAAACGCAGCGTTATCGCCGCGTCGTTTTACGTGCACAAGCACAAAGGCACCATCAGCGCGCTACGTCGCGTGGTGGAGCCGCTCGGCTACCTGATTGACGTGCGCGAGTGGTGGGAACTCAACGAGACGCCCGGCACGTTTCGTCTTGTGGTGGGCGTGCTGGATAACGGTATCACCGAAGAAATGTATCAGGAACTTGAGCGCCTTATCTCGGATGCCAAACCCGCAAGCCGGCATCTGACCGGGCTCAATATCAGCCTGAGCGCTGACGGCGCGGCGTTTGTCGGGGCGGCCAGCTACAGCGGCGACACGCTCACCGTTTACCCCTATTTACCCGAGGAAATCACCGTGGGCGGCACGTTAAGCGCCGGCGCGGCGGTTCATTTAATCGATAACCTGAGAGTGACGGCATGACCGCAAAATATTTTGCTCTTCTGACCAACCAGGGCGCGGCGCGGCTGGCGAATGCGGCCGCGCTGGGCACGAAACTTAACCTGACGCAGCTCGCCGTCGGTGACGGCGGCGGAAGCCTGCCGGTGCCGGATACGACGCAGACCCGGCTGATTAACGAAAAGCGCCGCGCGCCGCTGAATATGCTGTCTGTCGACCCGGTGAATACAAGCCAGATTATCGCCGAGCAAATCATCCCTGAAAGCGAGGGCGGCTACTGGATCCGTGAAATCGGGCTGTATGACGATGCCGGCGTGCTGATAGCCGTGGCGAACTGCCCGGAAACCTACAAGCCGCAGTTACAGGAAGGCAGCGGGCGCACACAGACCATTCGCCTGGTGCTGATTGTCTCGGCGACCGATGCCGTGGCGCTGAAAATCGATCCGTCTGTGGTACTGGCGACCCGTAAATATGCCGACGATAAAGCTATCGAGGTGAGGCAGTATGCCGATCAGCTGATGGCGCAGCACCTGAAGGCCGCCGACCCGCACACGCAGTATGCCCCGAAAGCCTCGCCGGCGCTGACCGGAAAACCCACGGCACCGACGCCGGCGCAGACAGTGAATGACACGCAGATTGCTACCACTGCCTTTGTAAAAACGGCGCTTGCTGCCCTGGTCGCCAATGCGCCGGGTGCACTGGACACCTTAAACGAACTGGCAGCCGCGCTTGGTAACGATGCGAATTTCGCTGCCAACGTGACAAAGGCGCTGGCCGGTAAGCAGCCGCTTGATAACACGCTGACCGCGCTGTCCGGGAAGACAGTAAGCGGCGTGCTTTCCTGGCTCGGACTTGGTGAGGGCTCGGCGCTGCCGGTCGGGGTGCCGGTGCCGTGGCCTTTAGACATCCCGCCAGAAGGCTGGCTGAAATACAACGGAGCGCCCTTTGATAAAGCCCGTTATCCAAAACTTGCCCTGATTTATCCCGGCGGCGTGTTGCCGGATCTTCGCGGGGAGTTTATTCGCGGCTGGGATGACGGGCGAGGGGTAGATACCGGGCGTTCTTTATTATCTGCTCAGGGAGATACTCTTCAAAATGTTACCGGTACGATTGTATCGCGAGGATATCAACAGTCAGAGACTGGCTGTATTTCTGGAGCTACAGGTGCATTTGCCTATGGCAGGCAAACAGGAGCTAATGGGTTTGGGATGCCAGGGGGCACAGAAAACCGTAATGCAGATATCACTACTTTTGATATGTCTAAAGTAGCCCGAACATCTACAGAGACTCGTCCACGTAACATCGCATTTAACTACATTGTGAGGGCTGCATAATGGCCGAGGTTAATTTAAATCATCAGCTTCTGGCCGAGCAGGCCGGCTTTATCACCGTCCATAATTACGACGAAACGACGCGCGAGTATTTATCCACCTGCCGCGAATATCTGGCCGAGGGTGTAGGGCTGCCGGCAAAATCCTGTACCGATGCGCCTGGTGAACCAGTGGAAGGGCTGGTTATCTGCCGCACTGCTGATTTATCCGCGTGGGAGTATCTGCCGGATCATCGCGGCGAGACGGTCTACAGCACAGTGACAGGGGAGCCGGTGAAAATCACACTGCCGGGCGATTATCCTGCCGGCACCACGCGTGCCGCGCCGGCGACCCGCTTTGACGTCTGGAACGGGAAGGCGTGGGTGACAAATGAGGATGCCCGCCGCGCTGCTGATGTGGAGAACGCGAAAGCGATGAAATCAAGCCTGCGTGGCATGGCAAACGAGATTATCAGCCAGCAGCAGTGGCCCTCCCGGCTCACACTCGGGCGTCTGAACGAACAGGAACAGGCAGCTTTTACAGCCTGGCTGGATTATCTGGAAGCGCTTGCGGCAGTTGACACGTCACGGGCACCGGATATCCAATGGCCACAACTCCCAGCGTAAAGACGGGCCTATGCTCGTCTTCCTATCGAGGATAAAGTTAGAACTTTCAAATTTAAAAGCACACAAGTTATGATATGGTTTTTCAAATTTTAGATAAATTTTATATGTAGTGGGATGAATTTATAATTCACATATAAGGGGATTTATGTTTTCTTTTTCAGCGAACTCAGTGAAAAATGATTTTTCGGCTTGTAATGAAATTATAAATAAAAAATACCGCAAAGGATACTTGGCTGTTAAAAATAACCTCTCTAGTCATGATTGTTTAAAAGATGATGAGCTTCTTTGTTGGGTTTATTTTTCAGCATGGAAACATCTTGAGCAAGCTATGCAAACACCCAAGCAGCTCGATGATCAGACACCTTTTAATAGAAAGCATGTTGGTGAGCAAATTTTTGATAAAAATACAGTTGCATCAGATCCTAAGTATCATCTTAGTATTTTGTTGCGATTCATGTGGGAATATTCTTTATCTGTCAATGGCCCTTTCTTTCCACTAGATAAACCTCACATGGACGGTGAGAATTTAACTAGGCTTGATAAAGCAGATGAGGCTATATGGGGTGAGGAGGTCTATTTTCCTACCCCGCCTTTTACATGGATAAAGGATATAATGCCATATGAGATTTATCGCGATTTTTTAAGTGATCCTCGCTTGCAGGAAGCAAAAATTCTTATAGAAAATGTCGAAAACGAAAAGTTAAAATTAGAGGGTAGTGTACAAAAGATTATAAACTCAGCAACCAGCAGTGTGGAGTATCTTGAGGCGGTAAAAGAACAAGCTGAGGACCTCGGTAAAAGGTTAACGGATATAAAGCGAGAAGGTAATTTTAAGCTATTGGCAAAAGCGTTTTCCACTTTAAGGATAAATAAAAATAAAGAGGTGGTTTATGCACAATTCAGAATGTGGCTTTTTATTGTTTTTTTAATAGCGCTTCCGGTAAGTGTTTTCAAACACGCCTATTATGCAGGTCAAATAAAATGTTTCGATTTCAGGGTTATTGATTTACGTTCCGTTAATCAGTCTTGAGTTATTGTTTTTCTACTTTATGAGATTATTTTATGTTGAAGTTAAATCTCTAAAAAGCCAGCTTGTACAGATAGATCTTAGATTAAATTTGTGTGAGTTTATCTACGATTATGTCGAAACACGAGATAAAACTCATTCTGATAAAGTTAGTGAATCATGGAAAGCGTTTGAAGCTTTGATATTTAGCCCTATCCAACCCAATGAAGATAAGATCCCTTCTGTTATGGATGGAACAGATGTGTTGGCTGATTTGGCGGGGAAAATATTAAAAGCGAAAGGTAACTAAATAGGCGTTTGCCTTTTAAAGATTGTTGTACCAGCCATCCCCCAACCCGCATTAATAGCCCGCCGCCCCGGCGGGCCTGAAAATAACACTCACCCCTAACCCCACGGAGTTACCCGGATGAGTGATTACCATCACGGCGTTCAGGTCGTCGAAGTTAACGACGGCACGCGCGTCATTTCCACTGTTTCCACGGCAATCATCGGCATGGTCTGTACGGCCAGCGATGCCGACGCCGCCACCTTTCCCCTTAACGTGCCGGTACTGATCACCAACGTGCAGAGCGCTATCGCCAAAGCCGGCAGAAAAGGCACGCTGGCCGCCGCCCTTCAGGCCATCGCCGACCAGGCGAAGCCCGTCACCGTCGTCGTGCGCGTGGCTGAAGGCACCGGCGACAGCGAGGAGGCGCTTGCACAGACCGTCTCGAACATCATCGGCGGCACGGATGAAAACGGCCAGCTCACCGGCATGAAAGCGCTGCTGACCGCCGAGGCGGTGACCGGCGTCAAGCCGCGCATTCTCGGCGTGCCGGGCTTCGATAAGCTGGAAGTGGCGGTCGCGCTTGCTTCCATTTGTCAGAAGCTGCGCGCGTTCGGCTATGTCAGCGCATGGGGCTGTAAAACTGTCTCTGACGTTATCGCCTACCGTAAAAACTTTAGTCAGCGCGAGCTGATGCTCATCTGGCCGGACTTTATCGCCTGGAACACCACAACCAGCGCCAGCGATACCGCCTTCGCCACGGCGCGCGCGCTCGGCCTGCGCGCCAGAATCGACCAGGAAACGGGCTGGCATAAAACCCTCTCCAACGTCGCCGTTAACGGCGTGACCGGCATCAGCGCCTCGGTGTTCTGGGATTTGCAGGAGCCCGGCACCGATGCCGACCTGCTGAACCAGGCCGGCGTCACGACGCTTATCCGCAAAGACGGTTTCCGCTTCTGGGGTAACCGCTGCTGTTCAGACGATCCGCTGTTCCTGTTTGAGAACTACACCCGCACCGCACAGGTACTCGCCGACACCATTGCCGAGGCGCATATGTGGGCGATGGATAAACCGGTCACGCCGACGCTTATCCGCGACATCGTGGACGGTATTAACGCCAAATTCCGCGAGCTGAAAACCGCTGGCTATATCGTCGATGCGCAGTGCTGGGTGGATGAGTCGGCGAACGACAAAGAGACCCTGAAGGCCGGCAAGCTGATGATTGACTACGACTACACGCCGGTCCCGCCGCTGGACAACCTGACCCTGCGCCAGCGCATCACTGACAAATACCTGGCGAATCTGATTTCGTCAGTGGCTAACGCTTAAGGAGCAAAAGCACATGGCACTTCCGCGCAAGCTCAAACACATGAATCTGTTTAACGACGGCCTGAGCTATCTCGGCGTCGTGAAGTCGGTCACTCTGCCGAAGCTGACCCGCAAGCTGGAGAACTATCGCGGCGCCGGCATGAACGGCAGCGCCCCGGTTGATTTCGGTCTCGATGACGACGCGCTCTCGATGGAGTGGACGCTCGGGGGCTTTCCCGATGAGTCCATCTGGTCGCAGTACGGCGCCGCCGGTGCCAACTCGGTAGCCCTGCGCTTTGCCGGCTCCTACCAGCGTGACGACACCGGCGAAACGGTGGCCGTCGAGGTGGTGATGCGTGGCCGTCATAAGGAAATCGACGGCGGCGAAAGTAAACAGGGCGAAGACACTGAAACCAAAATCAGCACGCAGTGCACCTATTTCAAGCTCACCATGAACGGCAAGGAGCTTGTTGAAATCGACACCGTGAACATGGTGGAGAAGGTGAACGGCGTCGACCGTCTGGAGCAGCACCGCCGCAATATCGGGCTGGCCTGATGTAACCCGGTCAGCCTCTGCTGGCCGGCTCTTTTAACCTATCCATAAAGCGAGAACGTCATGACTCAAACTAATGAAAATACCGTCACCCTGGTAAACCCGGTTAAACGTGGCGAGCAGGAAATCAGCACCCTTACCGTTATCAAACCCAATGCCGGCACGCTGCGCGGCGTGGGGCTGGCCGCGCTGGCAACCTGTGAAGTGGATGCGCTGATTAAGGTGCTGCCGCGTATGACCTATCCGAACCTCACCGAGCAGGAAGTCATCGCGCTGGAGCTGCCCGACCTGATGGCGCTCGCCGGGAAGGTTGTCGGTTTTTTGTCGCCGACTTCGGAAGCCTGACGTTCCCGGAACATTTTTCGACGGACGATCTGATAGCGGATATCGCGGTGATTTTTCACTGGCCGCTGTCAGAGCTCTTTTCCCTGAGCGTGTCCGAGCTCATCACATGGCGCGAAAAGGCGCTCCAGCGAAGCGGAAACATGAATGAGTGAAAACGTAAAGCTACAGGTCTTTCTGAAGGCGGTAGACCAGGCAACGCGCCCGTTTAAGCACATCGAGACGGCGAGCAAAGCGCTCTCGGGTGAAATTCGCGGCACGCAGAAAACCCTGCGCGAGCTTAACGCGCAGGCCGGGAAAATTGACGGCTTTCGCAAGGCCAGCGCGCAGCTGGCGGTGACCGGGCAGTCGCTGCAGAAAGCGAAGGCGGAAGCGGAAGCGCTGGCGGCGCAGTTCAGAAACACCGAAAAGCCGACGCTGGCGCAGGGCCGCGCGATGGAATCCGCGAAACGCAAGGCGGAGTCGCTCCAGGCCAAATACAACAGCCTGAGCCAGTCGGTCGTGCGCCAGAAAGACGAACTCGGGAAAGCCGGGATTAATACCCGCAACCTGGCCGCCGGTGAGCAGCGCCTGAAAACCAGCATCAGCGAAACCACGGCGCAGCTTGCCAGGCAGCGCGAGGCGCTTGCCCGCGTCAGTGCGCAGCAGGAAAAGCTGAACGCGGTCAAGGCGCGCTACCAGAAAGGCAAGGAGCTTGCCGGCAGTGCCGCCGGCGCCGGCGCCGCTGCCGTGGGGATGGCGACAACCGGCATTGTGGCCGGCACGGCGCTGATGCGCCCCGGTTATGAGTTTGCGCAGAAAAACTCCGAGCTTCAGGCTGTGCTCGGCGTGGAAAAGCAATCAGCGGAAATGCAGGCGCTGCGTAACCAGGCGCGCCAGCTCGGCGACCACACCGCCGCCTCGGCGGATGATGCGGCGGCCGCGCAGATTATCATTGCCAAAGCGGGTGGCAATGCGGCAGCTATTCAGGCGGCAACGCCCGTCACGCTGAATATGTCGCTCGCCAACCGCCAGACGATGGAGGAAAACGCGCAGTTACTGCTGGGTACAAAAAACGCCTTCCAGTTATCGAATGACAAGGTTGCTCATATTGGCGACGTGCTTTCCGCCACGATGAACAAATCGGCCGCTGATTTTCAGGGGCTAAGCGATGCAATGACCTATCTGGCACCCGTTGCGCGTGCCGCCGGGGTCAGCCTCGAAGAAGCCGCAGCAATGACGGGCGTGCTTCACGATAACAACATTACTGGCTCTATGGCAGGCACGGGGAGCTCGGCGGTAGTCACCCGATTACAGGCTCCTACGGGTGAGGCTTTCAACGCGCTAAAAGAGCTGGGGATTCAGACCGCCGACAGCAAAGGCAATATGCGGCCTGTCTTTACCATCCTGAAGGAAATCAACGCGAGCTTTGCCCGGCATAAGCTCGGGAACGCGCAGCAGGGCGAATACCTTAAAACCATTTTTGGCGAGGAAGCGCTTAAGTCAGCGAATGCTCTTTTGCAGGGCGCGACTTCCGGAAAGCTCGATAAGCTGGCCGCAGCGCTGAAAGCATCCGACGGGAAAACGGAGGAGCTGGTCAAGGTGATGCAGGACAACCTCGGCGGCGATTTTAAAGAGTTTCAGTCGGCATATGAGGCGGTCGGCACAGACCTTTTCGACCAGCAGGAAAGCTCACTGCGCAAACTGGTGCAAACCGCCACCCGCTACGTACTGCGTCTCGATAACTGGATTAAAAACAACAAGGCGCTGGCAGGCACCTTAACCACGATTGCCGGCGTGGCAACCGCCGTGATTGGCGTCGTGGGGGCTATCGGGCTGGTTGCCTGGCCGGTTATTACCGGGATAAACGCGATCATCGCGGTGGCCGGCAGTCTCGGCACTATCTTCACCGCCGTCGGGGGCGCGATTGCCACCGCCATTGGCGCGCTCACCTGGCCGATTGTGGCCGTGGTGGCGGCCATCGTCGCCGGCGCGCTCCTGATCCGTAAATACTGGCAACCCATCAGCGCCTTTTTCGGCGGTGTGATGGACGGCCTGCGCGCAGCATTCGGGCCGGTGGGCGAGCTGTTCGCGCCGTTCAAACCGGTATTTACCTGGCTCGGTGAAAAGCTCCAGGCGGTGTGGCAGTGGTTTAAAAACCTTATCGAGCCGGTGCAGTCGAGTAAGGAAACGCTCGACAACTGCCGCAGCGCCGGTGAGCGCTTCGGTAAGGGGCTCGCCGATGCGCTGCTGCTGCCGCTTAAGGCTTTTGACAAGCTGCGCGAAGGCATTACGTGGGTGCTGGAAAAGCTCGGCATCGTTAACAAGGAATCCGACGCGCTCGATGCCAGAGCCGAAAAGGCAAATGCGGTCGCCTCGCGTGCAGGCGGTATGAGTGGTGCAGCGGCGGCACATGTGCCGGCGGGCATGTTCGGCCAGTCACCGGCCTATCAGGCTTATCAGCCGGTCAGCGCGGCGGGTGGGCGTTCTTATATCGACCAGAGCCGCAACCACTACAACATTTCTGTAGCCGGCGGTGCGGGTGCCGGCGGCGCGCCTCTTGCCCAGCAGATGCGCGAGGAGCTGGAGCGTATCGAACGGGAGAAGCGCGCACGCAGCCGCGCCAGTATGGGCCATGACGGTTAAGGAGACTGCACGATGATGCTTGTGCTCGGGATGTTTGTATTTATGCGGCAGACGCTGCCTTATCAGAGTATGCAGCGGTCGGTCGATTACCGGTGGCCGTCCAACAGTCGCATTGGCCGGCGGCCCTCTTTTCAGTTCCTCGGCGTGGAGGAGGAGAAAATCACGCTGAACGGCACGCTTTACCCGGAAATCACCGGCGGCAAGCTGTCGCTGAAAGCGGTCGAGCTGATGGCGGAAGAAGGCAAAGCCTGGCCGCTGATGGACGGCACCGGCGTTATTTACGGGCTGTTTGTGATTAACAGCGTGGAGACGACCGGCACCGAGTTTTTTTCTGACGGCTCGCCGCGAAAAATTGACTTCGTCCTGACGCTGACACGCGTCGATGATTCACTCGCCGCGCTTTATGGCGACCTGAGTCAGCAGGCGCAGACACTTGTCGGCAAAGCCGGCGACACCCTGCAGAAAGTGAAAACGGTGGCGGGAGGTTTTTTCTGATGCTGTCCGATTTTTACAACGGCGCCGGCGCAGGCATGACGCCGGCCTATATGCTGAGGATTAACGCGAAAGATATCACGACGGTTATCAGCGAGCGTCTCCTGAGCCTGACGCTGACCGATAACCGCGGCTTTGAGGCTGACCAGCTCGATATTGAGCTCGACGATGCCGACGGCCAGCTTGAGCTGCCGATCCGGGGAGCGGTGCTGACGCTGTTCATGGGCTGGCAGGGCGAGGCGCTTATCGGGAAAGGTGATTTTACCGTCGATGAAATCGAACACCGGGGCGCGCCGGACACCCTGACCATCCGGGCGCGCAGCGCGGATTTTCGCGGCACGCTTAACTCGCGCCGGGAGGAGTCTTACCACGACACCACACTCGGCGCCGTGGTGGAAACCATCGCCACACGCAACAAACTTAAGGCCCGGATAGCGCCTGAGCTGGCGCGTATTCCGTTGTCGCATATCGACCAGGCGCAGGAGAGCGACGCCAAATTCCTGACCCGGCTTGCGGAGCGCAACGGCGCTGAAGTGGCGATAAAAGCCGGCGTGCTGATGTTTATTAAAGCCGGTGCCGGCATGACGGCAGGTGGTAAGGCGATCCCGCAAATCACCATCACCCGCAGCGACGGTGACCGCCACCAGTTCGCCATCGCTGACCGTGGCGCCTATACCGGCGTGACGGCTAAATGGTTGCACACCAAAGACCCGAAGCCCAAAGAGGTAAAGGTAAAACGCAAGCCAAAGGTTAAGCACCTGCGCGCGCTGGAGCACCCCAAAGCCACGAAGAAGAAAAAGGAGAAGAAGGAGCCGGAGGCCAGAGAAGGCGAATACATGGCCGGCGAGGCGGATAACGTGTTTGTACTGACGACAACTTACGCCTCAAAAGCCCAGGCGATGCGTGCGGCCCAGGCGAAGTGGGATAAGTTACAGCGCGGCGTGGCGGAGTTTTCCATCACTCTGGCGCGCGGCCGCGCCGAGCTTTACCCGGAAACGCCGGCAAAGGTGAGCGGCTTTAAGCGCATCATAGACGAGCAGGACTGGACGATCACAAAGGTAACGCATTCGCTTAATAACAGCGGTTTTGTTACAGCGCTGGAACTGGAGGTAAAGCTGTCAGATGTGGAATATGAAATAGAGCAGGGTGATTAAAGCAGGGTGCGTAATTCAGGTAAAAGTAACCCGTTTGCCGGGTTACTTTTTTAATGATTTATTTAGCCTTGCCGGTAAACATATGCGTATTACCCATCAGCATAACTTTGGCTGGCTTATCCATCAGCTTTCCGATCTCTGTGCAGGTGGAAAGCGGGTTCTCTAAGGTATAACCGAGCGCTTTATACTGGTTAATGACGTTCACTTCCTTAAGGCCTTTAAGTGTAGATTTGGATGCGTCTTTGCTCCATGCCAACGGGCGTATCCCGCTCATTATTACTGATTCATAAGCTTCAGATGTCATGCTGCTGCCAGGCAACGCCACGGTTAACGTGTTATCGGATTTGGAGATCTCTACCGGTTGCCACGGCTTCAGTGCTTTCTCAAGCGCTTGCTGGACGGAGTTTGCGGCGAGGGAGCTGCCGGAGATAAGGAGTAAAACCGAGGCAAGTGTTGTTTTGATAAGTGACATTTCATTCCCTATGAATTTACCAAAAAGAAAACAACCTTGTTCTCAAAAAGAGAACTAGGCGGTATTATGAGTTCACATTACAAGAGTGACGAGGTTGCCATGTTTCATTGTCCAGAATGCCAGCACGCCGCGCATGCTCGCACAAGCCGTTATCTCAGCAAGAACACCAAAGAACGTTATCACCAGTGTACTAACATCAATTGCAGTTGCACCTTCGTCACGATGGAAACAGTCGAGCGTTTCATCGTCACTCCAGCCAAAATCGATTTTGCGCCGCCGCATCCAGCGACCAATGGACAGCAACAACTCTGGCGTTAAGCAAACCCCGCTGCGGCGGGTTTTTTTATGCCTAGCGTCGCCACAACCAAAACGCTGTCGCCATTTTGCCGCCAAAGCCAAAGAAAAAGGGGCTACGCTTGCGCGTAACCCCTTGTTTTATTTGGTGGAGCTGGCGGGAGTTGAACCCGCGTCCGAAATTCCTACATCCTCGGTACTACATGCTTAGTCCAGTCTTTACATTCGCCTGGCAGCTGCGGACGGACACGCCACTACCAGACTAGCCTGATTGGTTTTAACGCTTCAACCCCAGGCAGGGTATCCACGCGATCTCTTTTAGGTTTGACCTCTCTTGATCCCCGTCCTAAGAGCGGAGGCTAGGGAGAGAGGGCTCTAAGCAGGTTATTAAGCTGCTAAAGCGTAGTTTTCGTCGTTTGCGACTATTTTTTTGCGGCTTTTTACGAGGCCAACCGCCCCTCGGCATGCACCTTGGGTTTCGCGAATCCCGTCGAATCCAGAATCAGCCCCAAAAGTGTAATGCTAAGTATAACAGAGTTTACCCATGCGTGACCAGTCCATATCGCTTCGCCTGCTGATTGCTGCTTTTTTGCGCTTTTCGTTGGGCAGCGTTGAAGTTGCATAAAAACGAGAAAGTCCTCACAAAATGATGAACTGGCTAAATATAACACTCACCTGATACCCCTTTGCTTTCCAGGTAAATAAAAGCGCATTCAAAATAGGATATATTTTTACGCTTCTTTAAAAATGCGCTTATTAATTCATTTTTGATGATTTTCATTGGCATTAATAACGGTTGTGGCCTTTTTTAAATTCCCTTTATTTAGCAATAAATTAATTGGGGTAGACCACCTTTTTTAATTATGCAACCCCTCTTTTTTTTATGATTTTTTTGCCAAACCGCACCGCGTTGCTTATACATTTTGTTAAGGTTTTGTACATATAAACCGCTTCGCTTTTCACTAAGTCGTTGTTTTTTTGTTTTTTTACAAGTATTTCAACTCGTTTCGAGTAAATACACCTCCCCGCTGCCGCCCTGTCTGGTAAGGGGTAACCCATAAGTGTCCATTAATGAACGCTTATGCAGGGCTGTGTGCTTCCCCAGTCAGAGGAAATGAAGAATGGCCGTCCAAAATAGTCTTTCGCCAACCGTCGATATTCTTAATCAGGATACGGGAAATGTAATTACTCATTATTCACAGAATGCTGACCGGGTGGTCAATTTATCCCAGACCAGCATTGTGCGAATAAATGCTTCTCCCGAAACGGTTAATTCTTACGAACGGCAGGGGAATGACCTGATTGTCCATATGAAAGACGGGACAACGGTTCGCTACCAGAATTTTTTCCATCTTGATGCGGAAGGCCAGCACAGCGAACTCATCTTTGAAGATGACAAGGGCGTGCATCATGCGCTGTTTCCGTTCGCCTCTGAACCCGGCCCGGCAGTCGCCGAGGCGATCACCCCGACGCTGGCTGACACATCGCTCGGCGCGCTCACCGGCGCAGAAGGGCTGACCACGCTCCAGGCGCTGGGCGGCATCGCGGCGATCGGCGCTATTTCCGGCGTGGCGATTGCGGCCAGCAACAGCAGCGACGGTGGCGGCAATAACGACAACAACAACGGCGGCGATAACGGCGGTGGGGACAATGGCGGCGGTGATAACGGCGGCGGTGATAACGGCGGCGGCGACAATGGCGGCGGTGAAACTCCGGACCCGGCGGAAATCGCGCTCGATCCGCTTACCGATGACAACATATTAAACAGCAGCGAAGTGTTGCAAAACCAGGTGCTGAGCGGCGTGGTGGATGCCGCCAATGCGGGCCGCACCATCACGGTTACGCTCAACGGCAACACCTACACCGGCGTTATCGGCGCCGACGGCAGCTGGAGCGTGACGCTGCCCGCGAGCGCGCTGCAAACCCTGCCACAGGGGCTCAATACCATCACCGTGACGCTGGTTGACGTCAATGGCAACACGGTGAACCAGACGGTGGATATCAACGTCGATACCGTGGCGCCCGGCTTACAGCTGATCCCGTTTACGGATGGCGTGCTGGGCGGCGAACAGGCTGCAACGACACAAATTCTGCGCGGCGCTACCGGCGTAGCGGAAGAAGGGCAAACCGTTACCGTCACGCTGAATGGCAAAACCTATACCGCGACGGTTGGCGCGGACGGCAACTGGCAGGCCGCCATTCCGTCTGCGGATCTCCTGGCGTTGCAGAACGGGCAGGAGTATGTGCTCAATGTGAGCATCACGGATCTCGCGGGCAACACCACTACCAGTGAAACGCGCTTTACCGTGAACTTTGACCGGCCGGTGCTGGCGGTGAATGATTTCACGGGAGATAACGTACTCGACGGCTCCGAGCTCGCCGTCGATCAGATCCTGAGCGGCACCACGCAGAATATCGCTTCTGGCACCGTCGTCACGGTAACGCTCAATGGTCAGAACTATTTCGCCACTGTCGGCGGCGACGGCACCTGGCAGGTGACTATCCCGAGCGGCGATCTCCAGGCGCTCGCCAATGGCACCGCGACGCTCACCGTTAGCGTGCCTGACGGCGCCGGCGCGCCGCTGACCGTTACCGATACCCTGACCGTCGATCGCACGGTTCCGTCGGTTTCAATCGCCATTCTCTCGACCGATGACTACCTCAACGCGGCAGAAGCCACCCAGCCGCTGGAAATTCGCGGCGTCACTACCGTGACCGGGCCGGGCGCGCAGGTAACGGTGACGTTTAACGATAAAACCTACACCGCCGTGCTGGACAGCGCAGGCAACTGGAGCGTGCTCATTCCGGCGGCGGATCTGGCGACGCTGCCGGATGGCCCGCGCACCGTGACGGCGACCGTCACGTCCGGGCAGACCACGGCCACGGCGGATCGCGTGATAAACGTCGAGATTAACGATCTGCCTGATCCCACCATCGTCACGCCGTTCGGCGACGGCGTGCTGAGCGCGGCGGATCTGCAGCAGAACCAGACGCTCACCGGCAACACGGGCGTCAGCGGCAGCGGCCAGACGGTCACCGTACAGCTCGGCAGCCAGACGTTTACCACCACGGCAGGGGCTGACGGCGGCTGGAGCGTAACCATTCCCGCCTCGCAGCTGCAAACGCTGCCGCCAGGGCAGACGCCCATCGTGGTTACGGTCACAGACGGCGCAGGCAACAGCGCCAGCGCCAGTTCAAGTGTGACTGTCGACAGCACGCCGCCCGCGCTCTCGCTCTATGCGCTGACCGACGACGGCAAGCTGAATGCCCAGGAGCTGACCACCAATCAGGTGCTCTCCGGCAACAGCTCTGAAGCGGGGCAGACCGTCACCGTTACTCTCAATGGCCAGACATACACCACCACCACCGGCAGCGACGGCAACTGGCAAATCACGCTGCCTGCCGCCGATCTTGGTAATCTTGCGTCTGGCGCCAACGCGATTGTGGTTACCACCACCGACGCGGCGGGCAACACCGCGCAGGTCACCGATTCGCTGAACGTAAAAACCACCCAGCCGTCCGTTATCGTCACGCCGTTCACCGGCGATAACGCGCTGGATGCGGCGGAGATAAAAACCGCGCAGCCGTTACAGGGCAGCGTGACCAACGCCGAACCGGGCAGCGTGGTGACGGTGGCTATCGGCGCATGGAGCACCACGGCGACGGTGGACGCGGCGGGCAACTGGCGCGTGGATGTGCCTGCGGTGGTGCTTCAGGGGCTGGCGAATGGCGATAACGTCATTCAGGTGAGCGTCACCGATACCTGGAACCAGACGACGACGATACCGGCGCCCATCACGGTGGATACCGCGGCGTCCGGCGTCGCCATCAGTATTATTTCCGATGATGATTTTATTAACCGTACCGAAGCGGATTCGCCGTTAACCATTCGCGGCACCAGCGCCGGGCTCCCGGCCAATACCGACATCACCGTCACGCTCAACGGCATCAACTACACCGCGACGGTCGACGCCAGCGGCAACTGGCAGACCACCGTACTGGCGGCCGATTTGCAGGGGCTGGCGGATGGTAACTATGAAGTCACCGCCACCGCGCAGCAGGGCGGCGTCAGCGACAGCCATACGCTGACCGTTATTATCAACAACCTCCCGGATACCACCATCGATCCGCTGTTTACTGACGGCACTTTAAGCCAGGCGGAAGCGGGCGTGGATCAGGTACTGACCGGTAAAACGGGCGTTACCGGCGCAGGCCAGGCGGTGACGGTCACCCTTAACGGTCAGGCGTATCAGGGCACGGTGGACGCGAACGGCAACTGGTCAGTGACGCTGCCTTCCGGCGCGCTGGATGCCCTCACCGGTAATGATTCGCCGGTGCCGCTGCAAATCGTCGTGCGCGATGCGGCGGGCAACAGCCAGACCACCACCACCGATTTTACCGTCGATATTGAAGCGCCGACGCTGACGATTAATCCGTTCGCGCAGGATGACGCGCTGAACATCACCGAAGCAAGCCAGGCGCAGGCGTTCTCCGGGGTCGCGACAGGCGCGGCGCAGGGCGACGCTATCGCCGTCACGCTGAACGGGAAAACCTATACCACGACGGTGACCGGCGCGAACGGCGAATGGTCAGTGAATATTCCGGCGGCGGATCTCCAGGCGCTGCCGAACGGCCAGGCGCAGTTTAACGTGACGGTGACCGATGCCGCAGGCAACACCTCAACCGCCACGCGCCCGATTACCGTCGCGGTCGATCCGGCGCGCGCGCCGCTGTTGACCCTCGATCCGATCGGGGGCGACGGCGTGATTGACGCCGGCGAGCGCGCCAGCGGCGTGACGCTGAGCGGCACCGCCACCAACGTCACTGCAGGCCAAACCGTCACTATTACGCTTGGCAATGACACCTTCACCGGCGTGGTGGATTCCGCTGGTCGCTGGGAGGTGAACCTGCCAGCCGACGCCTTAACGGGCCTGGCCAACGGCACTTACACCATCACGGCGGCGGTGAGTGATGCGGCGGGCAACAGCGTCAGTCTCGATCGCGGCTTTAGCGTCGACACCGATATCAGCGCGCTGACGGTCGCGCCGGTGACCGGCGATAACCGCGTCTCGCTTGACGATATCGCAGGCGGCCTGGTGCTGAGCGGCAGCAGCGTGAACTTCGCGCCGCAAACCACGCTCACGATTACGCTCAACGGCAAGCAATACACCGCCGCCACCGGCCCCGACGGCAGCTGGAGCGTCACCGTACCGCGCGTCGACGCGCTGGATATCAGCGACGGCAAAGCGACGCTGACCGTGTCCGGCGCCGATGAAAACGGCGCGGTCGTCTCCGGTAACCAGAGCTTTACCATCATCACCACCGACCTGCCGGACGTGACGCTGAATACGCCGTTTACCGACGGCATCATCAGCGCCGCTGAAGTGAGCGCAGGCGGCGCGCTGAGCGGCTCTACCGGCGTGAACGGCGCAGGGCAAACCGTCACCGTACAGTTTAACGGCGCGACCTATAACGCCGTCGTGGACAGCAGCGGCAACTGGGCCGTCACGCTGCCGCCTGCTGCGCTGCAAGGGCTGACAGAAGGCGAGACGCCGCTGGTCGTTACCGCGACCGACGCTGCGGGCAACCAGAACACGTCGCAAAGCACTATCACGGTCGATCTCTCCGCGCCAGTGCTCACCGTGAACGACATCACCGCCGATAACATCGTCAACGCCACGGAAGCGGCGCAGCCGCTCACCATCAGCGGCAGCGCGACGCCATACGATCCGCAAAACCCGCAAACCGTGCAGGTACAGATAGGCGGGCAAAGTTACAGCGCGCTGGTGCAGAGCGACGGCACCTGGAGCGTGACGCTGCCTGCGGGCGCGCTCACCACGCTGCCGGATGGTCCGGTCAGCGTTATCGCGACCGTCAGCGACGCGGCGGGCAATACGTCGAGCGAAAGAGTCTCGCTGACGCTGGATGCGTCGCCGGTGAACGCGCCGCTGGTGGCGGTCAACACCGTAGCGACCGATAACTTTATCAACGCCACGGAGGCGCAGTCGCCGCTGCAAATTACCGGCACCACCACCCGCGTGGAGGCGGGACAGACCGTGAGCGTCACTCTGAACGGGCAGACGTACACGGGCGAGGTGCAGCCGAACGGCACCTGGAGCGTGACGGTACCCAACGCGGCGCTGGCGCAGGTCGCCGACGGACAGCAGATTATCGGGGTGACGGTGACGGACGCCTCAGGCAACCAGGCGTTTGTCCAGTATCCGGTCACCTTTACGGCTCAGCCGGGCTCGCAGCCGCAGCTGACGCTAAACGCCATTGCGGGCGACGACATCATCAACAGCCAGGAGAGCGGTCAGGATCTGGCCATCACTGGCACCTCGCTGAATCTCGCGCCGGGCACGATCGTCAGCGTGGTGTTCAATAACGTCACCTATACCGGCACCACCGGGGCTAACGGCCAGTGGAGCGTGACGGTGCCGGCTTCGGCGCTCTCCGCTTTGCCGGATGACGCCTATACCGTCACGGCCACCGCCCGCGACGCGGCGCAAAACACCGCTACCGACAGCAGTTCTGTGTCTGTCGATACCACCGTGCCCGCTAACGGCCTCAACCCTGGCAGCTTCCTGGACGACGGCATTCTGAACGTCAGCGAATCGCTGACCGAGCAGACGCTCGGCGGCACCACAACGGCGGGCTCGACGGTTGAACTGGTTATCGGCGGGCAGACCCTCTCTACGGTGGCGGGCAATGACGGCACCTGGAGTATCACCATTCCGGCGGCGCAGTTGCAGGCGCTGGATAACGGGCCGCAGCAACTGACGCTCAACGTCACCGCGCCGAACGGCAATACCAGCACGCTGCCGCTGCCGGTCACGGTCGGTAACGACACCGTACCGACCGTCGCCATCGGCACCGTCTTCACCGACGGGCTGATTAACCTGGCCGAAATTCAGAGCGGCGGGGTGATTAGCGGCACCTCGACCGGCCTTGCGCAAGGCACGCCGATTGTGGTCACTATTGGCGATGTCAGGCTGGACGGCACCATTGGCGCGGGCGGCGCATGGCAGATTAACGTCGGCGCGGATGCGCTGGATGCGCTGCAAAACGGCCAGTACGCGCTGAACGTCACCGCGCAGGATCAGTATGGCAACCCGGCGACGGCGGGCGTGGAGGTGGACGTGCTGCGTACCCTGCCGACGGCGGCCGTACCGGATCCGCTCTTTGGCGACAGCAGCATCAATCAGAGTGAAGCCGCGCTCGGCCAGCAGCTCACCGGCAATACCGGGCTGACCGGCGCGGGTCAGACGGTGCAAATCACTATCGACGGCGGCCAGCCGATTACCGGCACCGTGGATAACAACGGCAACTGGACCGTGGCGCTGACGCCTGCGCAGATAGATGCGCTGGCGGAGGGCAATCACACCCTCTCTGTCACCGTGTCTGACCGCGCGGGCAACAGCGTGACCAGCCCGGATACCGCCTTTACCGTCTATGCCGATCCGCTCCCGACGCCGGTGGTGACAGTACCGTTTACCGATGGCGTGCTCAATGCCGCCGAAGCTGCTGCGGGCGGCACGCTCAGCGGGACGACGGATCTGCCTGCTGGCCGCATTTCTACGGTGATGGTGAGCCTTAATAACGGGGCGATGGCGCAGGCCACCGTCGATGCCGACGGCAACTGGTCGCTGCCGCTCACGCCTGCGCAGTTGCAAGCGCTGCCGGATGGCGCAATCCCTGTCACTGTGGTCGTCACCGATACGGCGGGCAACACCAACACCGGCACCACCAGCTTTGAAGCGCGCGTTAACGCCGTGCCGGACGCCACCATCAACACGCCGTTTATCGACGGCGCGCTCAATAACGCCGAGGCGGGCGCGGCCCAGACGATCACCGGCAGCACCGGCGTCAGCGGGGCGGGCCAGACGGTAGCGATTGTGCTGAACGGCACCACCTACACCGGGACGGTGCTGGAGAACGGCGACTGGTCGGTGACCCTGCCGTCCACGGCGTTTACAGGCCTGACGCCGGGCAGTACGCAAAACTTTGATGTTAACGTTAGCGACGCTTACGGCAATGCTGATAGCCAGCCGGGCTCGTTCCAGGTTCAGACGCAACTGCCGACGCCTGTGGCGACCACGCTGTTTGGCGACAACGACATTCTGAACATCAGCGAAGCCAACGGGGCGCTGACGCTTGCCGGCACGACGGGTATTACGGGCAACAACCAGTATGTGACGGTGACTATCGACGTTAACGGCACCACCTATGTGGCGAATGTTGATAACGCAGGCAACTGGACGCTGCCGCTCCCGGCGGGCGCGCTCTCCGGGCTGACGCCGGGCGAACACACGCTGACCATTGTGGCGCAGGATAACTTCGGTAATAGCAAGGGTATTGACGTGACATTCCAGGCCGCGCTGACGCCGCCGCAGGTGGCGCTCACCCAGCCCCTGTTTGGCGATGGCTACGTCAATATCACCGAGGCGGGGGCCGCCAGCGCCATTAGCGGCACGCTGACCAGCGATCTCCCGGCGGGCAGCCAGATAACCGTTACCCTTGGCAATCAGACGTTCGGGCCTGATCGTGTGACCGTCACCGGCAACACCTGGACGCTGAATCTTACGGCAGATGACTGGGCGGGCGTACCCAACGGCCTCCAGTCAGTGAATGTGACTCTGGTGGATGGCGCGGGCAATACCGCCGCCGCCAGCGCGCCGCTCTATGTGTCGCTTGCCGCGCCGACGCTCGCCATCGACGCACCGTTTGGCGGCGATGGTCTGAGCGGGGCGGAGAGCCAGCAGACCCAGACCATCACGGGTACGGTGACCAACGTCGAGCCGGGGCAGACCATCACGGTCACGCTCGCAGGCCAGACCTTCACCACCACGGTCCAGAACGGCAATACCTGGTCGCTTCAGCTTTCTCCGGCGCAACTGGCGACGCTTACGAACGGCACCGAACAGCTCACCGCCACGGTGACTGATAAAGCAGGCAACGTCGCGACCGCGCCTGCGGTGAATGTAGAGATCGACACCACGCCGCCCGCCGTCGCTGTCGCCATCAACCCGGTGGCGGGCGATAACATCATTAACGCGGGCGAGCTGGGCGATGCGGTGACCATTTCCGGCACCACGCTTGGCGGCGTGACGGAAGTGACGGTGCAGATTAACGGCGCGACCGTCGGCACGGCGACCGTTCAGCCGGACGGCAGCTGGTCGCTGGATGTGCCCGCCACGCAGTTCCCGGATCAGGGCAACTACACCATCGTTGCGACGACCGACGGTGCCACGCCTGCCGCCACCAACGTAACGGTGACGCTGGATACCGTGGCGCCGGATGTCACTATCAGCGCTGTCGCCGGCGATAACATTATCGACGCCACCGAAGCCAGTCAGCCGCTGGTGCTGAGCGGCACCGCCAGCACCTCCGAAGCGGGGCGTCAGGTTACCGTCACGTTCAACGGGCAAACCTACTATGCCGTGGTGGGCAACGATGGCGCGTGGAACATCACCGTGCCGCAAAGCGCGCTCAACGGGCTGTCTGACGGGACTTACCCGGTCACCGCGACGCTGACCGATGCGGCGGGCAATACCGACACCGCCACCCGTAACGTCACGCTGGATGCCACCGGGCCGCTGCTGACCGTGGACGCCGCAGGCGTGCCTGCGGTGCTTAACACGGTGAATGCGGCGGGGGGCCTGCTGTTGCAGGGCACCGGCGAGCCGGGCCAGACCGTCACGCTGCGTCTCGGCCCGTTGACCGAAACCGCCACCGTGGATCAGAACGGCAACTGGAAATACACCTTCCCGCAACTGGATCTCACTACCCTGACCGACGGCGCGCAGGTCATCAACATCTCCTCCACCGACGCGCAGGGCAACACGTCCACCAATAACGTGGCGCTGAACGTGGCGCTGAATCAAGGTCTTGGCATCCTGGTGAACGATCTGTTCGGCGGCGACGGCATCCTGAACGTGGCGGAATCGCTGGTGACGCAGACGCTGACCGGTCAGTTGAGCGGCGACTACCGCGGCGCGACGGTGACGGCAACGCTCGTCGGCACGAATGTGAACATTCCGCTGAACGCGCTGGTGGCTGGCGACGGACGCATTTCGGTCGATTTCCCGCCAAGCCTCTGGCAGGGCATTGTCGATAACACCCTCCAGGTGCAGCTCAACGTCACCGACGCCTTTGGCAACGTGCGTAACGAAATTATCGACATCAACCTCGCGCTGACCGATGTCCCGGTGGTAAGTCAGGTGCTGGTCGGCACCGATAACCTGATTAACTTTGCCGAGAGCGCCGTTAACCAGACCATCAGCGGCGTCGTCAGCAATGCGGAAAATGTCTCGTCGATTATTGTTAACTTCGCAGGTCAGCGCCTGACGGCGGTGGTGGATGAGGCCGGACGCTGGACGGCGACGCTGCCGTCCACGCTGCTCGGCGCGCTGCCGGATGGGCAGGCCGCGCTGCAGGTGGTGGTGACCGATAATGCGGGTAACGTCAATACCACTGGCGCGACTTTTAACGTCGCGATTAATAACCTGCCGACCATTAATATCGGCTCGCTGTTCGGCGACGGCACGCTGAGCATTCCTGAACTGTTGCAGGGCGTGCTGAGCGGCACCACGACGGGCCTCGCCGGGCAGACGATCACCATTCAGATCGGCAACACGCCAGCCTTTACGGCGACGGTCGGCCCGAACGGCGTCTGGAGCGTCAACCTGCCGGAAGCCGTACAAAGCGCGCTGACAGGGTTAGCGACCGGAAACCAGACGGTGACCGTGAGCGCGTCTGACGCCAGCGGCAATACCGCCTCCGCGACGGGCTCGCTGACGCTGGATCTGGTGGCGCCTGCGCTCACCTCGCTCTCGGTCTTCGGCGACGGCCTGCTGAATGCCACTGAGGCGCTGGTCAGCCAGACGATTTCGGGCGTGGTGACTAACGCGACGGCAGGCTCCAGCGTCAGTGTGGCGCTCGGTTCACGCACCTTTACCGGCACGGTAGGCACCGGTGGGCGCTTTACTATTCAGCTTAACCCGACCGATCTCGCCTCGCTGGCGGAAGGCTCACTGACGCCGCGCGTCACTATCACGACGCCGGACGGCAATACCACAACGGTTAACGGCGCGCCGGTAGTGGTGGGCATTACCTCGCTGCCGACGGTCGCCATTAATACGCTTTTTGGCGGCGACGGCTGGCTGAACGCGACGGAAGCGAACGCCGGACAGCTCATTACCGGCACCAGTAATCTCGCGAGCGGTACGGTCACGCTTAACGTGGGCGGTAACACCTTTACGGGGGCCATTACTAACGGCGCCTGGTCGGTGAATGTCCCGGCCGCGACGCTGAAAGGTCTTCAGGACGGCACGCTGACGGTCAGCGCCAGCGTTACCGACCCGGTGGGCAACGTGGCGACCGGCTCGCAGGTGGTGAGCGCGATTGTCCAGGCGCTGCCGCAGGTGGCGGTGAACCCTGTCTTTGGCGACAGCAACCTGAGCCTGAGCGATTTGCTCAGCCCGCAGCTTATTAGCGGGACCGCCACCAATCTGGCGGCGGGCAGCGCGCTGACGGTCAAACTGGGCGCGCTGACGTTTAACACCACGGTGCGCGCCGACGGCACCTGGCAAGTCTCGGTGCCGACCACCTCTCTTCAGGGGCTGACCGACGGCCCGCTCAGCGTTACCGTGACGGCGCGCGATGCGGCAGGCAACACCGCCAGCGCCAGCGGCGGGCTGACGGTGAACATCGGCGCGCTGCCGACGCTCGCCATCACCTCGCTGTTTGGCGATAACGGCCTTAACGCCACCGATATCCTGAGCGCCCAGACCATTACCGGCACCAGCACCAACGCTGTAGGCTCGCAGGTCACGGTGTCGCTCGGCGGTAAAAACTACGTCACGACGGTCGGTAACGACGGCACCTGGCAGTTGTCGGTGCCGAAAACCGATCTCAGCGGGCTGCTCGACGGCACGCTGACGGTCAACGCCAGCGTCACCAACCCGGCGGGCAACAGCACCAGCACCAGCGGCGTGCTGAATGTGATCACTCACTCGCTGCCGACCGTGTCGCTCACCTCGCTGTTCGGCAACGACGGTTATCTCAACGTCAGCGAAGCGGGCAGCGGCCAGACCATCAGCGGGAAAATCAGCGGCGCGGCGGATGGCGCGACGGTGAAAGTGACGCTCGGCACCAACACCTATAACGCGACGGTCGGCAGCGACGGCACCTGGACGCTGCCGGTCACCAGCACTATTTTGCAGGGGCTGAACAGCGGCGCGCTGAAAGTGGGCGTGTCGGTGACGGACAAAGTGGGCAACGTTAACAGCACCAGCAGCGACGTAACGGTGAAACTCACGACCCCGACGCTGTCGTTTACGCCGCTGGCAAGCCTTAACCCGCTCACGCTGCTCTCGACCGGGCTGACGCTGCGCGGCGGCTCCACTAACCTGGCGCCGGGCTCGGTGGTGCATCTCTCGCTGCTGAACGGGACGGTTAACACCACGGCGCTGACCGACAGCAACGGCAACTGGTCCACCACGCTCGGCCTGGGGCTGAATATTCTGCAACTGCTGTCGCTCTCCAGCGTTCTGAATATTTACGCTACCGATGTGGCGGGCAACACCGGCTACCTTAACGTCGGTCTCGGCGGGCAGATTATCTCTACCACCAATCCGAACCCGACGTTCGCGGCCATGAGCGTCGAGCACGAGGCCTCGCTGCTCGCGCTTTCCGATGAGAATAGCCAGACCGCGACGCAGACCGACAGTCAGCAAACCGCCGCGACGGCGAAAATCGCCGCTGTCGCCGCGATCACAGAAACGAATAATGAGGACAGCACTACCCCGGCGGACGACAGCGCCAGCGTGACGGGTGGCTATACTATTGGCGGGATCAGCATCGATCTCGCCGACGGCACCAGCTATAGCGGCGAATCGGTGCAGGGCAGCAGTGGCAGCGACACGATTCACCTCGCCACGCTCGGCTTTGCGTCGCTCGACGGCGGCGCGGGGACCGACACGCTGGTTATCGATGGCGTCAATATCAAACTCGACCTGACCGCGCAGAGCGGCCAGATCCAGCACATCGAGATCGTCGATCTCGGCAAGTCCGGCACCAACAGCCTGACGCTGGATCTGCACCAGGCGCTGACCTTAACCGACAAGCCGGAAGACGATCTGCTCGTCAAAGGCGTGAACGGGGATCAGGTCACTCTGGTGAAAGGCGGCAGCGATATCTGGGAAGTGAGCGGACAGCGGGAAGTGGACGGCCTGCAGTTCGACGTCTGGCATAACAGTTCGCAAAGCAACACTCTGGGAGATGTTCTGATCCAGCACGGACTGCACGTCAATATGGTCTAA